GTTTTCCTGAACGACTTTCGGGCGAGGTTCAGAAGCAACCGCTTTAGCGCTTTTGTTGATTTCCTCCGCGACCGCATGATCGATTTCAGGGGGAGCCTCTCCTTCCATTGCTCTGGCTACGATTTTATCTACCTCGGCGGAGGGAACTCCCCTCTTCAATAATTTACCAACTAACCCCAAAGGCCCCTCGAAGGCTGCGCCTAATGCAGCGCCTTTTAAACCTATAGTCAACTTCTCACCTTCCTTCGCGTTGGCGGCTTCAAACGCACCGAAGGTTAGGCTACCTTGGAGTGCTCTCTTGGCGAAGGCGTTGGCAGCTAGGTCAGAGATCCCGGAAGCTTCTACCGCCTCACCCCCCGCTAAAAACGGGATCGACATTCCAGCAAACTCGCCGGCAGCGGCTGGTAGATTTGATCTCCCCTCCCTCGCGGCGATGGTTTTCATCGCGGTGTCAGCATGTTCCAGGTGTTGGATGGTCTTCTTCGCATCTTTATCGTCGGGGAAACCAGCGCGCGCAATCGGGGTTAACAATCCTTTTGCCGCGCCAACTCCAAACTGGGCAACTTTCAAAGCGGCAGCGTCAGTTCCCGACATCGCTGGACGTTTGGTAACCTTCTCGAACTCAGTCCAGGCCGCGATCGGATTGTCCTGTTTCCCCAAACGCGGTTTTACCACCGCGTCGAAGTATTGACGTCGAGCAAGGTCGTAGGTAGCCGCCGGCATATTAGGGTCGAACGACGAAGCTACCTGACTCCATGGTTTTGGGTCTGCCATCTAAATCGGTTCCTTGGGTCCAGCCAAAAATCGTTGCAGGATACTTGGTTTGTCGGGTTTAGCGTTGTCGCCGCCGGCGAATTTATGTACGGTGTCTTTGCCGGATTCGGTCAAACGGGGAGTCATTTGGATTCCGGAGGGATCGCTGAAGGTTACCCGATCCCAGAAGGTCTTTACTAGGGTGACGTCCATGTTAAATTTATTACCGAGATCAGCTTGAGCGGCTTTCATCAGGTCGGAGGGGACATTACCCCCAGCCTTTTTGATATCGACCAGCGCCTTGAAGTTATCCAACGAATCCTTCTTATCTTTGGTGGTTGCTTCAGCTTCAGCTTTGATCATTGCGGCTTCGGCGCGTTTCCAGTCAGCGCCTGCTACAGTCGCCTCGATCCCAACCTTCTCCTTCTCTAACTTCAGCCCCTCCAACGCGATTGGCTTTAAGTTAGGAGGTAACGCGTTTAACAACCCGCCTGCTTCCGCCTTCCTCATCGTCGAACCAAGTTTGTTGAGCGGGACGCCCATCTGGATTAAACTATCCCCCAGCTTAGCTTGATCAGCCAACTCCGCTATCGAATTGGGTCGCATCTTAGCTTTAACTTCTGGAGAGATTGATCCAGTCTCCGCCAATTGCTTACCCGCGGTATAGGCGTCACCGGGATCGGCAAATTTCCCGGATGAGATTAGACTATCCCCCAATTTAATCCCCCACTCCTTAATCTGAGCGTCGGTAGCTGCTCCCGCGGCGATATTGATCATTTTTGATCGTTGTTCAGGAGTTGCCTTAAACCAGTTTTCGGCGTTGACGTCGAAGCGGAATTTGTTCATGCGAACGAGAGTACCGTATGCTTTATCTCCCTCTTCTCCGCCTGCGGCGACTTGTTTAACCAACGCGTTAACCTTTGCCTCGTTATCGGCGACTTCAGCTGCGTTAGCCGCGGTCTTGTTGGCGAGAGCTGCAGCTCTCTGGCCCATCTGCTGGACGATCTCCCCCATAGACTTCGGTTTCGGCTGCTGGTCCTGTCCTTGCTGAGCTTGCCCCACCTGCGCGGTAGCAGTGGAAGGTTGACCGCCAGGCTGCGCGCCAACGGAAGCTGGTTGAACAGCGGGTTGTCCCGGTGAAGGTTGCCCATTCGTCGCCTTCTGCCCAGCCAATCCAGCAACCTGATCCTCCAACTTAGTTGGTAATGGTAACCCCGACTTCTTGACCAACTTATCAAACGCTTTAGGGTCGATCGGAAACCCCTGTTGAGCCATTGCGATGGCTGCTTGCAACGATTGAGTAGCCTGAACCTTCTGAGCGTTCTTAATATTGATCATCCGCTCCATAAACCCCATTAACTGCTCACCTGCGGGTGGTTCGTGGGGAAGGCCCGCTTGGGGTAGTACCGCCGCAACTCCAGAAAACTCAGGCATAATTTTCTCCTTATGCTGCCGCCAACAGATACAACATCATCGCTGCTTCACCTGCTGAAGCTACCTGACTAAACGGACTCGATCCCGATGGTGATTGAGTAACTACCGAAGTCGGTGCAAAGCTGGTAGCTAAATTACCCAAAATCTGGTCTCCCCCCAACTCCAACTCCTCGTTTTGCAACCCAAGCTGGGCGAATTGAGCTGCCTGGCTCGACTGCACCTGCTGTCGATAATTCGTGATCGACTGCATCATGTTAGTCGAACCACCCATACCCGACGCGGCGAAGGATTCTTTCAGAGCCGCAGTTCCTTGGGCTGTTTGTTGTTGATTCGACTGGTTAATCAGACTAAACAACTGTTGCAGGTTAGTGCCACTAGTAATGCTACTCAAACTCCCCGCGAAGGTGTTTCCGAGTGCCGGTCCAGCGTTGTTAATCCCACCAGACACTCCAGGAAACATACTTACTGGAGGTGGTACTGCAGTTACTTGCGGCGTTCCACCTGTCGGCTTCATATGATTATATTCTCCCTACGAGTCCGATACCACTTTTCCAACAACCCAAACATAGAAACGTTGTAGTATTTACCCTTCCACAGAACCGCCTCCTGCAACTCACCTTCAAACTTCATTCCAAACACCATCGCGAAACGGGAAGCCAGTTTGTTGTAGGAGGGGATTGGCCCACTGATTCGATGGACTTTCACCTCATAGAACAACCAGTCGAATAACTCATACACCGGAGCTTTGTTGATGTGTAAACTGATATTCCGGTCCCAAACGATAAAGTGAACGGTAGCATCCCCACCCACTTGTAAATTACCATTAACCAAGAATAACCCGTAATCCCCGATCAAGAAGTATCGGACATTCTCGTTGGAATTGGCCAACTGCCACAAAAACCATTCGGGTTTATCTCGACTGAAATCGTCGAAGGCGTAGTCTTGAGTCCGAACATTCGCCCAGAGTCTATCCAGATTAAATTCTTTGAATTTCGGGTCGTCTGGGTTTAACCAAACTAAATCACGAAACCCTGTAAATTTACCGATGCTACGTTCGCTTTCAAGAAGATCTGGTTGCTTGTCCATTGTGACTTCCTCGACGCGTAGATTATCGCGGCCTGGTCGACCGAAATGACATGTAGTCCGGTGGGGATATACCCCAAGTTATGAGTAACGGTAAACTCAGTGTTAGCTGATGAAGGTGTTTCGGTTTCAAGCCAGTAACCTTGGATATTCTGTCTTCCGCTAGCTGGAGAACCAAACTCGATTTTATTAACTCCATAGGTGATCAACTTCTGTAGTATAATTCGTGGATCGACTCCCTTTCGGATATTATCCTTAATGATCATACATTCTCCACCTTCTCACCCCTATCAGCGAAATGGGGGGTGAACCCGGTTAGAGAACAGATCCCTTGACCTGGGGGTTGGTTGTTAGGTAATTTCAACATGAGTATAATTAACTCTCCGGTCGCTTCGATATCAAAAAACGCGGTCTGGTCTTTTCCATCAGCGGCAATCGAACCGATGTTTATCGAACTGGTTTTGGTATCAATTATCGGAGCGTTACCTCCAAATCCACCCGATCCGATCCCCCCTTCCGGCCCAAACGGAGCGAATTGGGGCCGGGTAGTAGTGGCGGTTAGTTCCAGAGCGCAGATTCCTAAATCTTCGTAAAACACCTCCAACCTCATTAACGTCTTTTCCATTCCCGGCATATCCCAAAATGGTTCGTTGAATATCAACGTAGCAGATTGGTCTGTTCGGCTGCTAGGTAATGTATCAGCTTTGTAAGAAGTTCCAGAGTTGGTTCCAAACGCTAATACTAACCCGGTACCCACCAACGGATTGTTGGATACTAACGGAACGGCTGATGCGGTTACCGGGATATTTAAACTCGGAACAGAGCTGTTGTTGGTGACGGTAATGGTTGCAGATGTCGGTCCGTTCTCTTCATGATTATAACCGATTATAAAGCTGGCTCGGCCGAGTGGAGGGATCGTTACCGGTAGATTAGTTGTTAACACTACCCAGTTAGGATCGCTGGTTGTAATCGCGGTGATAGTGATACTACCTGATGAATTGGGGTTGTATAATGTTAGAAGGTCTGAGTCATATAGAGTTAGCAAACCAGGTTGGTTGGTAGAGGTTACGAGCGCGGGGATGGCGGACCAGGGAGCCAACCCGGTGGTGGGTACGTTGTAGCTCAGAGAAAGGTATCCCCCAGTCCCTAATGAGCCCCCGACAACTGCTAAGATACTATAACCAGCAGGTGCATCAGGAATACTAATCTGCATTAACTGACCACCGCCACCATATCCACTACTTCCATGACCCAAATAAATCGGGTCTTGCAGAACTATTGTTGCTACGTTACCAACTTCCGAAGCGGAGATAATCACCGCGCTCCGGGGGACGTCGGTAGGAAAAGCGTTATTACGAATAACGGTTAACCCAGTTGCGAACAGCGCGCTTAACTGTATTACGTAGTTGCCGACTTCGGTGTTAATTGTTAACGTACCCGGATAAGTCCCATCAACACCTTCGGTAATACTGAGATTTATCTGGACCGTTTGGTTTTTTAGAATGTTTCCGCCACTAAAACCCGACTGGCTCCAGCCTGGTCCGGTCAGTGTAACCGAAGTGACGATTACAAAACCCTGATACGCGGTTAGGCTAACCGTTGACGTTAGGGTTGATCCCGCAGCCGCCGGCCCTATACCAACATTGTCTGGATTCACCAACAAATACGAATTGACTGGCGGTCGTTGTCCTGGCATACTAACTCGTATAAATATTGTCTATGGAGCTGATAAACCCGCTGCTGGCTTGCGTTGGCGCTTGGATCTTCACCCACGATTGATCGTCGTAGTGATAAACCCATAAGTTGGTAATTCCGTTGGCTTGAGGGCAGATTAACCAGTATGATAAATAATCAACAGTGGGTGAGATTCTGCCAATCATAGTTGCACTAACTTGGCTAACAGAGTTTTCGACATCAGCGATTATCGACTTTTTCGCTGATCCGCCAATCGGATTTAGATTACTACCATCGAATGAATAGATGTCTTCTTCACTCCTAAACGCTGATTGAGTCCCCCAACTAGCTAGTGAGTAAGGGGTGTAAACTCCAACTCCCTTCGGGCCATTTTCGAAGCTCTGAATCAAGAATGGGATTGACGGATTACCAGTTGGAGACATTGTGGTAATCCCATGTGATCGATAGATAAATCCGATGTTGTAGGCAACCGACCAACCCGAAATCTGGTCCTCAACTTCGGGGATATCAGTTGCACCAGACGACGGATCGATAATCGGGTTCCATTCAGTTGGGTTGTTAATTCCACACCAACGAACTCTTCGAGGATACTGAACCGTGTTCTCAAACGTATTCAGCATGATTAATCGAGCGTCGAGCTTACCTAGAAAGAGACAACCACCGGGAACATCACCCGAATAATAGAAGTCAGGGTTTATCGCGATGTTTAGTCCGCCCCCGGTCCAGAAGGTTAATGGTTGTAATCCTGCACTAAAGTATAACACGTTTTGATAGATTTCAATTGCCCAAGGGGTAGAAGCTGCTGGAACAAACGGGATCAGATTACTTGCGTCAAGGGGGATCCAACTAGACCCATTCCAATAGTTAAAATCGGTCGAGGTGATAGCGACCGTATGCCACCCACCAGTAACGTCTTGAAACGACCGCATCCGGAGGATTGGGTTGGTTGAAGTTACCGCGCCTAAATTGTTGAAGTTGAATCCACTTTGGATCCTACCTTTATTGATCAACCAGTTGGTGATTTGCTTAAACGAGGACGCCTTCGCCGAGACAGACGGAAGTCCATCTAACCAACCTCCCCAAGGAGGGCCGATTTGTGGTTTGCGGTATGGCATTATCCAGCCGTGTTGGTAAAGTTACGTCTCGGAGATCGAGGTTGAATCCCGTAGTCAACCTTAGGTGCTTGAGCTTGCCTACGAGTCATGATTTGACCGATCAACCCAGGTACGAATTTGTTGGTTAGAGGGACGGTAAAACCGAATAATAATTGTTGCAAGGCGGTGGCTTTTTCACGTTCCAATAATTCCGCGTGCCCCCGCATCTCCGCGCCATAATCCAAAATCTCTAACCAATCGTACGGCAGTAAAATAGGAGTCTCACCAATATCCACCGCCGACTGACTGGGATCAAGAACGTTACCGCTGTCATCCAAGATTTGAGGAAGTTGGTAATAATCGAGGATGTAGGGGTAACTTTGATCTGCATACGGAGCCAACCAGATAGTTTCATTCTGCGGGGCCCAGACTGACGGAGGACCAGGCTCCTGAACATTAAACATTCGAACGTACTGCATGTCTTTAAAATCTGGTTGAAAAGTCGATCCGTCAGGATAGGTTAGAGTTATCGCGTCGATTAACCGACAGTCGGGTGGGTAGGGGATGGAGCTTAAACTTCCCTGCGTTCCGGGCCCTAACGTTCCGGGGACGCTAACCTCCAACGTCTCTAACTGGTAAGACATGCAGAGGTTGATATAGCTGTCACGGATCCAGCCCATCACCCTACTAACCGCGTTTGGAGCTACAACGCTAACCAGATCGGCACGGTTACCTAACACCGCCAATACTCTCGAAACTCTGTCGTTAAAGATCGCCATGTTAGTCGTGTACCGCGATACAGTTGATGGTTGTAAAATTGGCCGCTACCGCCGTTAACGCAGCAGTTTGTACGGTGATGGAAGTTCCAGATTTGGTTCCCGTTCCATCCATGCCTTGGATAATTGGGGCCCCACTAGTTGGTAAATCGCCAGTACAGCTAACCGTATAGTTGGTATCAGCGAAGGGGGTATTCCAAGTTACGGTTGTGGAGCAAGTCGCAAATTGAGTAGCTGCTGTGGTACAGCCAGCCACACGTTTGGTTACGTTACACCCGAAACCGGAATCGTGCATGACTCCTGCAGCGCTGGTACCCCAAACACTCACAAGGCAGTGGCCAGCAGAAGTTGATCCCTGAGTGCCGCTGATTGCTAAGATAACTCCCGCCGCCGCTGTAGTACCCCCCTCTGCTAAGTCCGGGTAGGTAAATGTTGTGCTTGCTAGTAGAGACGAAACACCCCCACCGGTGCGAGGCCCTGCTTGAGTAAACATTCCGAAGCCGTTGTTAAACTGTTCGAGAAAGAGGTTGTTGGTTCCGATAATTACCGAACCGTTATTTACCCAGAGAGAGTTTTCAAGTTCGAGCCCGGTACTCATCTCGAAAAATCCCGTGCAGCAGGAATCGGTTGAAACGTTAAGGATCGGTCCACTAACCGTACTAAGCTGAATACTGTTGAATAGGAAAGTTCCCGCCAAATAACTATCAAGGCAGGACCAATTTGCGTTAAGGAGGGGAACGTAGTTTTGGGTTCCTTGGGTGGGGATGTTAAACCCGTAATTCGGGGTTACGGAGGGAGATGTAGAACAGGGAATCTGCGCGAATGCGGTCGCTCCGATCAGCAACAGCAAACTAAAACCGAAGCTCTTGAGGATCTTTGAATAGTTCATTTTTGTCGCTTTTTCCTTCCTGATTATCACGTAAAATCTCCGCGATTATCCTACTTCGGTAGTAGATTGACAGATCGTCGTAGCAACCATGGTCGCGGCACAGTTTTTTCCCTTGCTGCATAAAGAGCATGCTGATTGGGTGTTCGAACCCACATCGGTCGCAGACATCCCATTGTTCCCTCCAAATTCCGTGATGACGCGGCATTTTGATCCTTAATCAACTTGAGTCAGATGGCACGCTGCGTTGGCGCCAATGGTGATTGAGTTTGTTCCATTGGCCTTGGTTTGGAGTTGTAGCTGGGTTCCACTAGAAGTCGTACCGTTTTGAAGCTGAGCGAACACATGAACCATTTCTGTCGCAGCACCTGGAGCACCAGATGCGCCGGTTGCCGTTGCCCACGAAGCGGCGGCAAAGGTATTGATCTGGGCGTATGCGGCAGAAGCACCGATCGGGCCATCAGCGGCTAACGAATAAGAAGTTGGCGAGCCTGGGCCAGCAAACGTGAACGCCACCGTGGCGCTTGCTGCGAAGGTGATAGGGATTTGGCAGTCGAGTGTATAGTTCTTACTTGCCACCAAGCTCCACGCCATTCCCGTAATGGTTGTGGCGGTTGCGGTGGTCTGCGCACTCATAGCGGTGGTTGTGAAGCCTACTGACTGATCGATGAGGCCTGCGGTCTTATTGCTGCTGTTGGATAAAAAGCCAGTGATTAAGAACTGACCGTCGTTTACGCAGCCAACTCCAATCGCCTGATCTCCACAGTACCGGTAAAAAACATCTGAGACAGTCCCTGGAAGATTGTATCCAGTCACAAGATTAGAGATGACATTGGTCTGACATCTACCGGAAGTGTTACCGAAAATTTGCACCAGGCCAAGCAAGTTGGTATTCGCGTGCGTCATGGTGATGCAGGTATTGAGGTTTCCAGCGCCGAGGTTGAACCCATTCATTGCAAAGTCGCGGACGTTGACCAGCTCCAGAAGGTGGCCCGGTTGCTGAGTTCCTACGTCTACCCAAACTAGAGAGCCGGCGCCGTCCGCGCAAGTGGCCCCGGTGGTATAACTGGTACAGCCGGCGCCGCTCCACACTGGTTGCGTGGTTCCACTGGTACCAGCCGTTTGCACCATGTAGTAGTGGTTCGATGCGTTATTGGACGTGGGCTTGATCCAGTTCCCTGTCGTGGCGGGAACGGTGCCCAGATTGTATTGGGTGCTTGCCACCCAAGCCGGGGCTGTTCCTCCAATTTCAGTGTATCCACCAGATTCACGGTAACCAATCAACGCCTGCGTGGGCGTTGTGTCGTTGGTCGATCCATCAGCACAATCCAGCGCTCCCTCTCCACTTGCACAGCCCGTGCCTAGCGGAGCACCGTCAAACCCAACGTTGATGAGTTGAACGTTAACTGAGTTCCCACCCGGCCCGGTAACGAACTCGCGAGGTATGCATCCGGGGTCACCAGAGCAGGCGATACTTCCGTCCTCGAAAATTGCACTGTTGATGTTTCCTGAAGTTCCGCTGCTGGCGAGATAAAGCAGTATTGTGTTTGAAGCGCCTGTAATCGTGAAGTTTCTAACCAACGCTTGTCCGTTTACACCCACAACCGCCATCGCGGCCGTAAGAGTTGTCCCAGTGTTGCTTGGCTGGATTAAGATACCATCAGCGTCGAAGCGGGTTTGCGTGAAGTTCGAGCTTCCTGTTTGACCCGGCACACCCGCATTAGTGAAGAGATAGCGGTAGGTGGACGAGGCTGCGGAGCTGAGCAATGGATAAGACCCCGCCCCAAGATTCGATCCATGCGGGTTGGGCCATCGCAGAGTTCCCTGAGTACCCATCTGGAGGCAGTCAGTATTGCTATTCCCTCCAGTCGGACATATCCAATCTTCTCCCAGGTTTTCAAGCACAACGTGTTGGCCGTTGTTGTTGGTTGGTGAACTTGCCGCTACGCCAAACGTCGCACAAGGTGTGTTTGCTGCAGCCGTGGTGCAGACGTTGCGGCTTACTCCCATGTTGTCCCCAATGACGTGGCAGGGGATTGCGCTTGAGGCGTTGCACATGGCAATTAAAGCTGCGACTGTGGTTGTGCTTGAGTAGCACGAGGAGTGGATGACGTTGTTGAGGGGAAGGCAAGTTACCACGGCAACATTGAAAGTTTTCAACGTGGCCGTCAGACGTTCAAGGTAACTCGCGTTGTCACCCACATTAGCGATGTAGTTGGAAATGGAAACAGGTGCCCCAAAAGCGAGCTGCGCGCCGGAAGCGGAGGTAGCAGCGCCGTTATCCAGACCAATATAGGTATCGCTCGCATCGTTCGTGGGTCGCATGCCAGGGGTTGAGAGAGTCTTAGCTGAGTTGGAATCCACCAGCGTGATTTTGTGAGTCCCGGCGATCGAGCCGTTGAACTGCTGGCCTTGTTCGAATACCAGTCTTCCTTTGAGCCCGGTAGCGGCTGCACCACCAAAGCCTTCGTTTAACGTGAGAGCGCCTGGAGCCGAGCTGCTTCCGGTGTTATTCTCAGGACATGATACCCACGCTCCACCCGGACTGCTTACGCACTGCTGAGCAAAAAATCTTGGGGTAAGCGCCCCCCAACTGCTGACTGGTTCACTTACCGGGTTGGTGCTGTTGGCTACGTTGTCTCCAAAACGATCGAAGGAGACACCCGATGGAGAGGGCGAGGATCCTACCGAATCGGAGGTCTGAGTAGCGATGACGGAACCGGGCCAGAAGACTCCAGCACCAGTCCCATTGCCAAGCGCTGGGTAATAGGTTGGGGTGTTGGTTACCGTGTAGCTGGTCGTGTTTGTCGATGCGGTATCACTAAAGGAACAGATGTTTGCCGTTCCAACGGTTGAACAAGCTGCTCCGACAGTCAATCCAGTCGCTACTGAACCACAAGTGGTCGTAGAGCCCCCGCCGCAGATTGCGGTGTAGGGAGCAGGGCTATTCGCGGCGCCGGATGTTCGAATCACGTCGTAGGTAATGGTGCCTGTGGTTCCGAACTGCGGCCAGACAACCGGGATGCTCCCAGAACCGTTGGTCAGAGCGATGCCGGCGAGAAACGGGGCGCTAGTAATCGAACCGGTAGAGCTGTGCACGACGATATAGTAGTTATACTGGGTCGCGCCGGTATTCGCGAAGAGTGGCGCGGCTCCTACCGGACCAACCGAGTTCTTGACCGAGGCAAAGCCGTTCTCAACGATCAGGCCAGCAGCCCCGATACCTAGAGGGTTGGAACTGCCGCATCCAGCCACTTCGAAGTACACGTTGTCCAACTCTACGTTGGGAACATTGCTGAAGACCCCGTTCGAACGGACACCAAATTGGGCCTGCGATTCGATTACGGAGTCAGAGATCCGCATCGTGTTGGCGTTTTGATTGTCTACTCCGTTAGCCGCGCAACCAAGATTCATGTTGGTGTTTTTGATCCAGAGGATACCGGAGTTACCACCCCCACCAGCACCTTTAACCCCAACCGAGCAGAAAGTTGTGTCACAGTGCGACCAGCGGGAAGATTGGGTATCTAACCCGTCAATCACCGCCGATTGATCATTATCCACCTGAATCAAAGAACCAAAGGAGAATCCGCTGGTTTTGCTTCCCACCGGATTTGGGTTTGTTGAGTGGATATCGATAAAGTGGCTATGCTGTCCCGCCGACTCGATCATCGGGAAGTCGCAGTTATTACAGCCTGGTTGACCTGTAAAATTACTAATTGTCACGTCCCAGACGTAGTTTGGGAACGCCGTACTCCCGATGAAGAGGCAGGTATCAGCCATTACGCAGGTAATGGTGGAACCGGCGAAATCCACGTGCAGGTAAGGCGACATTACCGTGACGCGAGCCTGCCAGGTATAAAGACCGGGGGGAATGACAACCGAACCTACTTGATTATATTGAGGCCCCGATTGCGAGGAAGCGTTGATCGCCTCCTGGACTCCCAGCGAGGCGGAACCAATCGTAGTACCAGCCCCATGACTGTTTGCCGCGGTAAAAGTGATTGTGCCTGCTGAGCCTCCAGCCTGCGTGCAGGTGCTGGAGGTGATCAACGCGGCTTCTGGAGTACCAACCCCCGAGATATAGACGTAAGTTTGAGCGCTGTTGGCGGGGTAGTTTACCGCGTTAAAAGCGACTAGACCGCGCGGACAACTCGTCAAACTGATAACGTTGGTGCCACTATTAACGGTGGCTGTTACCGCCCAGTTATCACTCGGCGAAGCGTAATAAATATTAGCGAAGTTGTTGACTGAAAACGTCGTTCCTACCGGCTGCACGACTGGTTGACTGGCTACAGGCGCGGTGGAAACGTTACCAGCAGCTGAACAACCATAACCCGAGCTGATACCTAAAGAGGATAAAACGTCGGCGGTCGGGCAAGGCGCGAGACTCATACTTAGAGTTCCCGTTGAACCGCCTCCTGAAAGCCCACTAGCTCCTGGGGTGTTGATACCCGTTAAGGTTCCACCACTACCAGGTGGGTTACCGCAACCCGTGCCATCCGCCTTCGCGTAGGTACCCGAAGCACAATTTCGTAGATCGATATTATTAGCGAATAGAGTAGCGTAAAAGTTGGTGAGGTTACCGATATTAAACACGTTGGAGGTTAAAGGCTGAAATCCCATCGTGACGATAGGGTTGGCGTTTAATAGAGTCCCAACCACTGGTTGTGGTTTAACCAGCGATAAACTACTCATGTTGGCAGAACTTCCAGTTAATAAGACGTTGGAGAGAGTGTTACTAACTCTACCCAACGGTGCGATGGTAACGGTATAAAGAGTGTTAGCGGGGACGATTTGGTCGTTACCCCAAACCTTACACGGGTTGCTGGGAGTTTGATAGTTAACGACGGAACCACTCGAATTGATCGCACACTTAGTGGTGGCAGGTGCCAGTGTAGAAGTCCCAACAATCGTGTAGTTGATTCCAGAGTTAAACGGGCTGATCGCGAATTGGACGTAACCACTGGTAGCTGGACTTCCAGCTGGATCGGTGATTAACCCAGTCACCGTGACAGACTGAGACCAACAAATCGGTAACGCGACCAACCATAAAAGCGCGGCGATGAAACGCGATTTCATATCTTCACCGTTGAATATAGGTTAGGTAACCTTGTGCGACTGGACTAGTACCGCCCGTAACCAAACAGAGCGCGTTACCGGATGCTGATTTTGTAAATTGCATACCAGCCGACATACTGATTAACGGGCTATTATTACCTGCCATTGCGCCGGTTAGAGTTGCAGTGACAGTACCACAGCTAGCGCTGGATCCGTATTCGAGTAGGTAGGTAGCAGCGGTCCCGGTTGCTGCGGTAAAGTTGAACCCGCAAACATAGATTGAGGTGGTACCGCTGATCGCGACTAATTGAGTGGTAGCGGCGGCAGATACGTTAATCGCGACACTTTGTTTTACTTCATTGGGAGCTAGACAAGGGTCTTGAATTCCCTGCCCGAACGCGACTGACGCGGTTAGTAGTAGAATCGACAGCAAAAGCTTTTTCATCTTGTTCACCTGATGTAAGCGCGGACTTGGCCGCTGGTTAGGGTTGCAATGTTGATCCCGTGAAATTTATCGGTTTTACCCGAGCGGACTTCTTCACCGTCAGCAGCGGGACCAGGATTCCAGATCACCTTCCCGAAACGGTCCTGAACTACGCAGGTTGCTCCCGCTGAATAACCCGACCATTCAAAATGATCGACGTAGATATCACCCAGAAATAAAACTCCGCCGCCCGCGGTGTCGAAATACCAAGGATTGGTCGTTAAGCTATTCGCCACAGAAGCCTCCTACCACCATTTAGTCTGCCGAGTTGGCATGTCTTGTAAGCGGACGGGTGGGTTTTGTCTCGCCGCCCAATCCTGCATTAGGTATTCATGTTCGATCCGAAATCTCATCATCATTTGGGTAATTTTCCAAACTGCGTAGATCAACCAGAAAATGGGGACGCTGACGACGACCTGTCCTAGTGAAATATCCCACGACCAGCGAATCATCAGCGTCCTTCTCCTTTGGTTAATCGTAGTTGAATAAACAGTGAGCACCCAGTGAAGCAACTTGAACTACACTGGTTCCTGGGTTAACCCAACTCAACTCAACCTCTAACATCCCGATATCGTCAGCGCTGAAAACATAGGGACCGGCGGTCACAGACGAGGGCCCCGCAACGTCCTGATACGTGTATTGGGATAGAGATGGAGTTGTTGCAGTTTGGATCGCGGTGGCTGCGACCAAATCAGTCTGGGCGAAGGCAGCTCCCCCTGCGGTCTTGGAGTAGACCGTTTTCCCTAGTCGAAGGGTTGCAGAGGTTAAAGCTGCAGTGCCTACACTATAGATCGCGAAGAAGTCCAAAATCGCGATGCCTTTAGGCGGAGCCGGTGGATAGTTCGTTTGAACTCCGGACGCGCTAAACTCACCGAGATTGTAGAGTTCGCCAATGCGTTGGATGGTAGGATTGCAACCACGTACGAAGACGGTGGCGGCCGAAGCTGCTATGTTTAAGCTCCAATCGCCTTTTGCGTTTCGTACGACAGTTTGCGCGCCACCACCCGAAGACTGCAGTCGGTTGGCGTCGAACAGGATTAACCCGTCAACGTGCGGGGAGGAGCACATGAGTCTCCCCCCCAGCGGTACCAACGACGTTGGGTTCAAGTCGTTCTGTGTTGGGTTGTCGAAGATGGTATCCGGAACATTCAGAACTGGCATATTGCCTCCTATTGTCCCGGTGAGCCGTAAAAACCATGCCAGTAGGTTACACCCGGAATAAACCGGAAGTAAACACTGTACGAGCTCCCCTTCGTCATGAAGTCGTCCTGACTGTCGAATTCGGGTTGAATCCTCCAGTAGAACTTCAGCGTATGGTCACGTTTATCGCCGAGGACGAAAAAGTTAGTCGTCGACGTAAAATAGTGGTTGAAGAGTGGGTTCAGCCGTCCCTGCATCACGTTTACTTCGTTTGTACCCGTGTAGGGTTTATACGAACTATGCAGGATTTCACCGGCTTTAAATTGCAGATCGACCGGCAATAAGACGTGAGCCGGCACCATCCGCTTTAAGAGACCACGCTCGTTTTTCATTTTCTCAAAAACGAGGATGGCTTCTTGCAAGCCGGTTACGCTGAAAGCAGCGTTGGTAGCTGATTGGTTGGTGTAGGTGCCACCTCCCAACAGGTTGTGGGTTGAACAGAGAGTTCCACCATCAATCGTGGTTGTGGTGGTGAAAGCTCCCTGGATGATCCCGATCGCGTTGACTTCGAGTGTTTGACGGATGGAACCACCGAAGTCGGTCGAAACCTTCTTCATGACCCCGTATTGATCGTCATCCCACATTTCACGGGTAACTTGGAACCCCATGCCGTAGCTGACGGGTTGGTATCGGAGCGATCCACCTTGGATGGGATCATCCATCTTAATTGGCTCGCCTTCAGGCTTGGTGGGGATGGCGCCAAGACCCGCGACGAGTTGATCTTCCTCGTAGGCTTTGGTGGTTGGGTGAACGTTGAATACCTCCGGGTATTCCTCCGGATGCATGGCAAGGTCTTCGTAGATAACGCTGAAGAGCCCGGCCGCAAGAAGCTGTGCAAACTGCCCTCTTGTAGTTGCCATAGTTCCTCCGCGTTAGGTCTGAAGTTGTTGACAAGCTGGAGCAACGACGAATGCTTCACGTCCATTCAACAAACCGACCGCATCGATCAGTTCGAAGATGTAGACGCAACCGCCGGTTGCCGCAGTTGTAATGTTGTTATCGATGTACCAATAGTTGTTGCCAGCGTCCTTGGTCAAACCGTAAAGTTTGCCCACATCTGCCTGCGCGACAGTTGCGTTGGCAGCGGTGTTGGAGTTACCCAACGTGCCGACAAACACCATCTCACTGGTAGCGATGTAGAATCCGATCGTCCCGTCATTGGGTGGCGCGCCGATCGGGATCAAGACCGCGCTCGATTGATTTTGAACGCTGCCGTAGGTTAACGTTTTTGCCACGCCGCTAGTGGTCAGATTGCTGAAGGTTTCAACCGTAAATCCAGCAATAATCGCAGTCGCAACGCTGTTCATGGTTGGGCAGGGAATGATAAATCCAGTTGCGCCAGCCACGTCCACTTGAGCAGGGACGCCGAGATTACCGGTTTGAGCGGACTTCTCGGACATCCTCTTTATCTCGGGCAAGGCAGTACCAGATCCGAGTGGGTTTTTCCAGTTTCGGATTGGTGTTGCAATACCAGTTGAAGCTGCCACTTATTTTCTCCTGGGGGTGTCGAATTCAAAGGTTGGAGCACCCGCCCTTTCAGCCTCGACTCGAAAGTCGTCCTTCGCTGCACGCTTCATTTCGGCCATCTGCTCGTCTTGGTCGAGCAACAGGAATTCGTAGACTTCGAGGGGACAGGCCATTAGGATAATATCCCCCACGACGTATGTACCATCCTGCTGCAGGCCGTTCGCGATGATTTTAGGTTTGGCTTCTCCCGATAAGACCTTTGTCGCGTTCGGTTCCTTGACAATGTGATAGTCTTTGGATTCAAACTCGATGATTTGTCCACCATCGGATTTATGAGCCCAGAAGTAGTGTAGTTTGGGGTCGCCTTTCACTTCGAGTTTGCTCTTGCCCATGCGTACGCGCAACTGTTCGTAGCGTTGTTTTCGTTGTGCTGGTGTCAGCTCGCCGATTGGTGCGGCGGATTTAAGTTCGGGTTTAACTTCGGCTACTGCTGTTGCTGGAGTTTGAGTTGACATTATCGCGCCGCCTTATCAAAAGTCAGAGGCCATTTACCCTCTGCGATGTTTTTTTGCCCGGTACGGTATTGAGCTTCGGTGATTCCGAGACCGGGTAGGATTTTCCCGGTAACGGTGGGTGGTAATGGCTCTAATACTTCTGGGGTTTCGTGCCCGGCGGAAGCGCGTTCAGCGGTTAAACGAGCTGCGTTAGCTTCGGCGTCTTTGTCTTCCTGATCCAGTTTGGCCTTGTTCTGGCCAACTAGGTTGTAGTAGGCGGTCTCCCAATAACGAAAGTCAACTTGAAATTCGGGAGTCATTCCAGCCATGATCTTTTCGACGTCTGGTAGAAAGCGATCCCAGTATTTTTTATCACGCGCTGCTTGAACTTTTGCCGCAGCAATTAAGGTGGCGCGAGCTCCGTCCAACTCAGGCTGGTTGACGGTGGTAGATTGGTTCAAATCGGTTCGCTCCGTTCGAACGGTAGTGCCTTTTTCATGACCAGGCACTTTGGTTGGATCTTGCGTTCGGATTGCTTCCTTAGCCTGCGCGATGACTGCTTTCTCGCGCTTACTGTAGTAGTCGATGATTAAAGACGCTTGTTCAGCGGCTGATTTACCCTGCAACTTGGTAACCAGTTCACTTGGCAACGCCTGCGGTGTATCGACTCTCTCGTCTGGACTGAATACTGGATCTGGCATTTAAATTCTCCTCTTCGCGTTTTCGCTCCTCTTGTTCGAGGATTGAAGTTAGTTGTTGCTCGGCCTGGGCCGGTAGAGTTTCGAAATTTCGAAGTTCCTCCATCCTACCTTGAAATTTATGAAGGTCGCGATCCGCCCGGGATGGATCCATTAGCACCATTACGTTGTGCCGACGTGACTTGAGCAACTGTGTCCGATAGGTTTTGTAATTCGGGTCCTGAAACAGAGCTCTCAGGCTGAGGCACTCCTGCTTGGTCAAGGGCTCGGGGGTTAGATTGAGGCTTACCTCCACCGAGCAATTCTCGCACATCAGGGACCAGTTTTTTCCGGTCGTAGACGTTGAAGGCGAAGAGGATTCGGTTGGAGAGCTCACGGGCTCCGTCCAACACTTGGAGGCTAAGTTCCTGAGCAGGGCTGCCAGGCGGCATCTGAGCGATTTGCGGAGCCAAAGCCATGATTTCTTTATAGTAAGCAGACATAGTGTTAGACATGAGAAGGAGATTTTGGCGATCAACTTCCCTGTTGGCTCCTGCGTCGCTAGCTCCGAGACCGAAGAAGACAGCTCGGAGTTCTTCTGGATCTTTGATTGAGAAAGCTTGTTTAAGAAAGTCTCCATTTTCCCCATATTGGCTCCAGTCCGCGGATTTCGCGAAGTCACGGTAGTGAACGAAGATCAGTTGACCTTGTTTGTTGAAACTGCGACGGAGACGTTGAAGGTAGATGTCTTGGCGTTGGTTGCCTTCGGATAGGAGAGCGAGGGTCGCTTGAGAAGCGTAGATTCCCTTTTTACCGACGGGTCCAGTACCGAATCCTTGTTTCGCGGAGCTGACGCCGGAGTAGCGTTCGGCTAGCGCCATCACTGCGTTTTCTTCCTCGATCATTGATTCGTAGTTACCACCGAATTCCAACGGTTCGATGTCGTCCATTGAGTCAACTTCGAAGACTTTGCCGGGGTACCACTCGGTCGATGGATTAGCCCCGGTGTAGGAAGTCTTCTTTTTCCATCCGGGTACGTTGACGATATTGGATTTATCGCGGCGCGCATTATGGATCTGAGCCTGCTCCTCCTGCGACTGCTCGAGGATGTTAGGGATGCAGTCACCGACAATACTGCCTTCTCGAGGCATGATCCGGAGATCGACAAAGGGGTCAAGGTCGCCTGGCAGATAGTTGTACCAGAGACGGATAATACCGTCTTTACCATTCCCGGAAAACGGGTTGAAGGTGAGCACGATATCAGCCATTTTGCCGGGGGTGAGTTCATAGGATCCCCACATTTCGATTACGGTGAAGGGGCGAGTTACGTCAGGGGTTAGTGAGTAACCAGCGTCGTTGGCTAATGAGTCGCGAGCGGAGGAGGTGGTTGATTGGTTGGTCGACGACCCCATCAACACACTACTCGCTGGACCTGCTGGCCAGCCAAACGGGGGAGGGAGATGACGACGAAATTCGACTTCTTCCTTGGTAAAGCGTAGTCGGTGGAAGATTGCGGTACAGTCACGGAAGAATTGGGCGGTAACAGGGTAGGGGAATAAATCATCGAATGGGATGTTATCGATTACGAGACTTTCGCGTGAGAATGATTTAATATTGCCTTCGGCGTCAGCTCGGTCTCGCGTTTCACTAACCCAACAGTTCTTTAACACGTGAAGGCCGGTTTTCACTGTTAGGAAGATTCCTAGATCGACCGGGTCAAAGAAGTTGATGTTATATTTACACTCGGTGTCCATCCACTCGCCTAGTGCGTTTAGAACGTTAGCTCCCGGTTTGTTGGAGAATGTTGCAGGTTTCCAAAACGGTCGAGTTGAAAACATGAGTCCGACGTTGTTTGCAGCGAGTAAGTCGGTATGCATCCGGATAAGTTGGGGGACGAAGTTTGAGGCTTTGTAGTAGGGGATTGTTCGGATTGCTTGGGCGGGTTTTGCCGCATAGTTATCAACCCAACGACGGTAATCACCGTCGATTTCCTTCGAGCGGGATTCCACCGACTTCCAGAATTTGTTCTTCGCCCAACCAAAGATCTGGTTCAGTTTATCTACCGGAACGTTTTCGAGTTTCGGGAAGACTGGACAGATTTTTATTGGCATTTAAGTTACCGATCGAACGCGTTTGTTTGAGGCCCTCTACGAACTGTATGATGTGCGCCATGAACACTGCCAACTGGAGATACCGTTCGCAGTCCGGCCTCACCGGAATTATGAGTTCCGGCCCAGGTTCCTCGCGCCCGAGAAGTTCTGCCTGGTTTATGCTTCAAATATCTCCAGTTGGCACTGCTCATACATATCCTCCGTATTCATGGCGCGTAGATGTGAACGGTACCTGTTTCGACTTTAAAATCTCCTCATCGTGCTGTCTGGCTTCGATCTCTCCCGGACTCAACGGGAATTGACACTCGAACACCGCATATGCGGTAGCGTCAACCTGATCCTTCAGGTGATAGTGAGGGAAGCTAACTATCTGGGTTTTCAACTGAGGTCGGTCGAGCCGGAGGTAGAGCCGATGCTCTTCGATTGGGTGGGTTAGGTAGAGCCGGATTCGGTCGTCCTTCGAGATCTTTCCGCCTGGAGGGGTAACTCCCTCCGCCCGCAGTTTTAAGTGTTTAACCCCTTCTCTCCCTTGCTTTTTGCAGATCAGGCATTCGGGCCAAAGGTCGCGTGTGTTGATGATATCCCCGACTTCCTTCTGCGCGCCAACGGATTCATACCGGTTGTGGTTAAATCTCATCTTGTCGTTCAGCTGGTGCCATTCCTCAACCATCTGGCCCATGGAGCAGTTTTTACCGATACATTCGAGTACGAAGATCCGTTTGGTAAAATCACCACCAACCGCCGTGATCGCATTCTCGCATTTGGCCGACTGACCGCCGCTCGACGGGTCGTAGAAACTGTTTCGAACCAGGTCTTTGAGTTTGACTCGTGGAGATCCGTCGGTGGGGACAATCTCCTGCTTTTCGAAATCGACTTTAAAATACCGTAGGTCAGCGGAGTTAAAATCACCCCCGGTAGGGGGGATGGGGGAGTTCAGGTAGTTACAGCTGAACAAATACGGGCCTTGACGCTCCAAAATATCCGCCAGCACCGATTCAGTGAACCGTTGATAAAAGGCGATCGACCCATCATCGTTGTAAACCGAACGCTCAGTCCAAACGAACTTTCCGGGCATGTTGACTTTAATCCACCCGTAGATATCGGATTCACCCGCTTTCCAGTGAGTACCGATCATCAACTCTTCAGATTCCTCCGGGTGGTTTAACATTCCAGCTGCTGACTGAAACCAGCTCTGAACCTCGAAAGCGAGCGGTTCGGATTTAGACGCCTTCTCCCCAAAGATATCCTCGTAGATCAACACGTCCCAGTGAAAACCTGTTCGCTTGGCCCCGACCCCATCACAGGTGATCGTTGACTCGTCGAAGGATTTGGTTCGGGGGATCGTGATCTCAGAGTCAGTCCATTTGGTTTCGTTGGTGTTGGAAGGGATGATCTCGGGGAACAACCACCGCAGCATATCGTTGTTTTCAAGATGCCACTTGGGATCGCGGAGATCCTTTTGGGCGACGGTGTCGGATTCACCGATCAATAGAAACCGGAGATTTCGGGGATCTCGCTCTGGATAGGCGCGGTAATAGGCCAACAGTTCGACCGCCTGGTTGTGTTTGTCAATCACATCTCCGAGCCTCAAGATATCGGAGAGGAAGAGGGAGTTACCGCCTGCCAACCGCCATAACATATAGGCTTTGATACAGGTGGATTTAAAATGTCCGCGCGGCTCCAAATACCCGTGTTTATTTTTTGGGGGCTTTTGCAGTTTGTCACACAGCTCGAGGTGGAAGTTCAACACCAAATCTTTATACCCCATCACCACCTTGGTAAAGTAATAAAGACCACCCGACGGCTCGAAACACTTTCGGCGCAACAGGGAGCGTAGCTCCTCCGCCCGCCCTTCCCCTGCGAGCTGCATTACCGGAGATTGATCGAGATTACCCAATTTATCTGACCGCGGGTCCGAATACCCGATAACCCAAAAGTCCGACTAAAACGAACAAGACCAGATAACCGCTAAACCTCCGCCATAAAAAAACATTCGCCTCGTAGTTGGTCCATCCGGCGAACAAGATCGCGATAATGTAGATCATCCAGAATAAAAAACTCATCGGCATAAAGCCTCCTGTTAACCTTCAGATTGCGAATCAATCGTGCGCGGCCCGTTATCGCGGGCCTGGTTCAACTCCTCGGCAACGTTCGCTGCGTGCATCAGCGCAGCTGGATCAAACACCCGTTGAGTAACCTCCCCTTCATACCGACGATTCCTCGGTACCTCAACATTCCGGTCTAAGATATCCTGGCCGGCTTTAATCGCGTTATGGTCCGACCCCTCGGCGATAATCTTTTCGAACCGGTCCAACACCTTCATCGATAATTCGTTAATCCGCTCGGCTGCGATTAAATTCCTCGCCCCGAGATCCTTCATCGTAGCCTCAAAAATCTCCTTCGAATAATTTCGCAGATCATTTTGAAACTCCGGATCTGAACAATAATTCCGAATCGTCTGGTACGAATACCCGGTGATCAGCGAAATCTCCTTCAGCGAGTTTTTTTCGAGGAGGAACTTCATCACCTCTTTCTTCCGGAGGTCCAGAGAGAGGCCGTTGATCGCACGGCCCCCCTGTGGACCACCAAACCCACTATGCTGTGGTTGCGTTGACATAACTAACTGGTCTGGACAATCTGAGCGCTGGTCGGGGTTGGAGTCGCCGCCGGCACAATCGGAACGTTAAGCGTCGCTTGAATTGGCGCCGAACCCCCCGGTGGAGTAAAATTACTAACGCAGGTCAAATTATACGACGTCGCCGCCGGCGACGCCACACACGCCGCTGAGCAGTTCGGCCCACTCGGCGTAAGGCTGATATCGGCGGTATCATCCACCGACCAGATAAAACTGGTTCCCGCCGGAAACTCCGATCCCGCCGGCAACCCTTGAAATTGAAACCCACTCGTCCCACCCGCTGGTGTTGACATCTCCGTATCTCCCTCTACCTGAATTATCCGTGCTTTATTCGGCCTCCGAAGCCGGTGGTGCTTCAACTTTTCGCGCTGCCACCAGCCCTCGAACCAGGTTGCCTTCATTCCACCACCACCTGAAGCAAGCGGGAGGCCTTCATATGGATCCATTATAACTGGGCTGTTGAGAGGAAGCAACGGCCAGTGGACGACTTCCTTTGAGCAGATCAAGGGCCGGTCACTAAACCCCCGGACAAATGGGGGAGAGTCTCGGCCCCCCGGTCCGCTCGTCCCCGTTTTGGGGGGACGGGGTGGCTGGGTGAGAACTTTGCGCTTGCTGAAAATGCAACCGGTGCTGCTGTTGGTATTGGCAGCGAAAACGTTATCAACACTCGAACAATTTGCGCGATCTGCACCGAAGATTTCTGTTGCTTTCGGTTTGCAGAAAGCGTATGATAAATAACAGTTAGAACAACCACCACATCCAAGGAGGATGACCATGACCAACGTAACGATCAGCTTCACCGCCGAACAAATGACCAAACTGAACCAACTGATGGCCACAAGGCAGAACCAGACCGTTGAGCAAGTTGCCGCCACCGTGGTGGAGAGAGGGTTGTACGACCTGAGCTACCGCACGGAGAGGAACCGGAAGGTTTGGCAGCAGTTCAAGGAGTATAGGAAGTCGACCAGGGGGTAACGGTGGTCGTCGTTAGCACCGAGGGTGAGAGCGGCACAGCGCTCGATCCCTGGAGGTTAACATGAGTTCGTAATAGCTCCCCCTCTTGCAATCCGCCCCCGATTTGAGTTAAAATTGGTTTAGAATGGAGGAACAATCGATGTTCACGGTTTTGTTGGTGGGACTCGTTTTCGTGGCACCACTCTTGTTGGATTATGTTGTGTGAAAGGACAATACGATGAAGGTGACGATGAAGGACAGAAAGATTCCTCTCCGGAAGGATGGTTATCCGGATTTCGACCGGCTGAATTATCAAGGCAGTTCGGATGACGAGGTAGCGGCAGCTCGGCAAAAGAACAACTCGAAGCCCAGTTTGTTGGATGTGTTTACACCGGTGGAGGTGGTTGAGTTGGTGAACCGCGCTTTGTATCAACTCGATTACCAAAAGACCGCCCATCAGAAATATCAGCAGCGCCAGAGGGATTTCCAGGCGCCGATCAAGGCGAAGTTGAAGGAGTTGTTCCCGTCGGTCAGTTGGTTGAAGGCGACGCCTGAGCAGATTCAGCAGGCGATGGAGGAGGTTTACCCGAAGGAGGAAAAATCAGGAGGTGAACCGAAGTAAGCGGCCACTGGCTCTTGATTTCAAATCAACATCCGGTTATAATCTAACCAGACTTGAGAGATTGTGTGTCTCTTATCTCTAACCCCTCAATATACTACCTTTGAAAACGATAGCGTCCTTTTGAAGTAGTAGTATAGAGAGTGATTAGAAGCTAGAGACACACAGTTAATTTAAGAAGGGTAGGTAACCGTGGGCCAAAAATACACCAACATCAGCGAGATCTCACAGGAAGGCTGGACGATTACACGCGGCTGGCCTGATCTGCTGTATTTTAAAGAGAATGAGGATGGCACGTTAGACGCTGTCTTTATCACCAATCGGTCGTCTTCCCGTCAGTTTACGATGGAGAAGGCGGCGACTCTCCGGATTATGGAGGATTTAGGGTTGAATGTCCGAATCAACTCCAACGGGACTTTGTTGACGATTGATGAGTTTGAACACTCCGGAATGGGCTCGTTGTCGAGTCATGGGGTTCAGACGATTTATAATTACCGGAGGGAGTTGAAGCAGTTAAAATATCAACTCTCTCAGTTAACTCCCGACGACCCTCGTTATTTTCAGTTGGAACAGAGAATCGGCAGAAAGCAAAGAGTAGTTAACAATTACGAGAAGGATAAACAAGCTTTCGACGTTAAACCAACCAACGAAGTTAATAACAAACCAGCCGCCAACGACGGTCATCCGATGGTGGAGTATTCAAACCGGTTAAACCGGTTATTAACTCGGATGCGCGCCAAGGGGAGAGAGAAAGAGTGGACGGATAAACTGCAAACTCTCCGGACCGTTGCGATTGAAGATCAAAGTCGGATTTTGCAGACGATTGAGGACGAACTAGACAGTATGGAAAAGATCGCGTCGGTGGAAGAGAAGAAGCCACCAGCAACCACCGAAACCGAGTTCGACGAGATTGCTAGAGAGGAGGCAGAAAAACGCAACCAGACTCAGATCTGATCAGACAAAAACACTCCCAAGCGATGGCAGCGTTGGCTGAGCTTGTTTTACAGGGAGTCGACTATATCCACGCTCCCCAGCCGATCTTTAGCTGGGCGGGGGTAATCTGCTTAATGAAACCAACCGATGATCAATATCATCCCAAGGAGGATGAATGACCGCGAAGTCCTGTTACCTGTGCAAACATTGGAAGCCGAATCGGGGGAACCAGCGCGGCTCGGCTGAATTAGACCCCACTGAACGTCCACAATTTCCAACTTTTCGTTCACGCTGGGGAACTTGTAGTTTAGTTCAGTTGGGGTTGGCCGCGCCGATGGTTTTGTTTGTCCGAGGCTCCGAAATTCGGAATGCCGGCTTACCAGTCGAACTCCACACCGTCCACGACTTCTCCTGCGCGGGGTGGGAACCAGCTGGAACTCCAACTCCAACTTCAAGCTCAAATAATTCCACTGGTGCTTGAATTTGTTTTTTGGTCAGAGTATAATTGGGTAGAATTTAAAGGAGGCGGTACGAATGTTAACTAATCGAGAACGAGCCAACCGATCAGATCAGTCGACTTCAATCACTAAACAACAGCGCCGGGCAAAACTGAACCGGGATCAGAGAATCGTCGGCCGGGCGATCCTACGTAAATCGATTCAACTGAATAAGTTGATCTCTTGGAGAGAGGAGTTGTCACATGGGCGCGCCAAAATGTCCGCAAATTAATCGCTTACGGAGTTTAACCAGCTGGTTGCAGTCAATCGTCGATCACTATCCCGACCGCGACCAGTTCATCAGCAAAGACGGCGCGGAGATGGAAGTGATCGCAGCGTTGGAGTGGTTAACCACCTTCCTCGAGAACCGTAACCTCTACCACAAACGCCAACAGTTAAAGAACAAACATCTCATGCGCTTGGCCAAAGAACACGGGTTGTTCGACGAATCCACCAAAAAGCTGGTCGACGCCGAGTTGTTCGATCATGTGGCAAATCAAGGAGACTCTGATGAAGACTGACATGCAAGCTTGCTACGACGCGGGCAGATCTGCGCGCCAAAAAGGTTTCGCACGTGTCTGCCCCTACTACGAAGAACCGAAAGCCGAAAAGTACTGGCTTGCTGGCTACGACAATATTGACTTTAAGGAGGTCAAATGACTGCTACCAAACCCGACAAATGGACCCGAACCCCCACCAGCATCGGCAACTGTTGCGACAAATGTGGGCAACAGTACTGTTCCCACAGCCCTTGGCCAGAACTCTTTTGCCCGCTGACCGACAGTCCTTCCGATCAAAAGATCAAACTCTACTGCGACCAACTCCAGCTAATGGTCCGGCGTCTGCGCGCGGAGCCAAGCCTCGAACATATGAAAGCTGTTGTCGATACCTGCCGATCAATCGAATCGATGGCGTTTACCGCGGCGATCCTGAAGTACAAAAAAGCCGTGCAGGTTACCAACAACAAAATAAGTTGGTTAACCCCAGCCGCAGTCGCCGAACACCTACAATCTACCGCAACCCAACCGGAACTGTTACCCGCACAAACCAACAACGAGGTGCCGGCTAAATGCCCACCTACCTCGTAATCGAAAAAAGTTACTCCAACAACGAGGAGATCTTCGGGTATTTGTCACAAACCAACCTCGAAGATCTTTTATCAGGGTTACGGCGCTTTTACCACCGAAGTTCAGACTTTACAATCTACGAACTTCGGGTTACCGAAGTCGGTCAATTCGATCCACCCAACTGTGTGCCGTTAGGGGTGGTTGCAAAACTGGAAGCTCGCGATAAGGTTACCTTGTTTTCGAACAAATGGGGTAGTTACATCGACGAATTGCCGAAAGAACAATTCGAGATTGAACTGACCCGAATGTCCGACTATCTGGAGCAAAAACGTCTGCTGTTGAGGCAGCGATTCCAACCACAGGAGGCAACACCCGATGTCGAAAAGCAACAAACCCCAACTAGTTAAAATCGGCAAACACTATCTCGACCCCTCCAACGTCGCCGGGATAAAAGAGGCCAAGGAAGGTCTCTACATAATTATGCTTCACTCGAGCCCGAATCCGGAATACCCGTTATGGCTATCGGAGAAAAGCCTGGAGAGAGCCAAGCAGTATTTCGACATTCTGGGAGACGAGGACTGAAAATACCACTGGTCTTTGATTTTCAAAATTTTTTGCTGTATAATCTGGTTGTGATTAAAATTCAACCGCCGAAAAATTCGGCTAACCGAACAGGAGAAAAACAAAATGTCTACCACACCAACCATCGACCTGGCGAAGCTGCAAGCTGAGGTTGCCGGGCTGTCAAACGACGACCTGAAAGCCCAGCTGTTGAAGATCAAAGTTCGACAGAAGAAGCAGCAGGCTAAGATGCAGGGAACTGGCTCCCAGAAGGCCTATCAAGAACGTCAGAAAGCCTTGCGGAAGCTGTTGAAGGAGAAGGCGATCGCGCTCGGGATCTACGACGAGATCAACGAGCAGGCGAAAGCCCAGGCCGACGCCGAGTTGACCGCGGAAGCCGAGCCCGACGCGGAAGAAGTCGAAGCCTAAATTTGGTGGGAGGTAACCACCAAACAGCCGATTGTGGTTATCCTGGCGCGAGCCACAGTCGTAAAACCCGGAGTGGAGTTCCATGTCCTCCTTTCTCCACTCCGGGGGATTTTTACCGAAGATAGGAGGTTGGGAGGAACAACAAGATGACTGAGCCTGCCGCATGGCTAATTGAATCAGCGATACATGATAGCAACGGTCCTTACTACCTGTGCGTGCGGACGCTTGGGCTGGTGGGTTTCTTTGACTGGAAACCGGACAATCAGGCCGCTATTCGCTTTGGTCGCAAGGAGGATGCAGAAAGGGTCCGCGACACAATTAAGCAACTTTGCCCTGAATTATTCCCGCATACCAATCCTATGCCGCAAGCCGTAGAACACTCATGGTTTGGGCAGAGAGAAGCGACCCCATTCCGCAACTCCTGCAACCGTCATAGCGACTGCGCGGCGGCGACCGAAAATTGGAAACGTAACCACAACGGACAATTGCCCGGAGTCAACTTCCACTGCCACGACGAAGAATGCGAGGACTGCTTTGGCTGCTAACGATACAGAAGGAAAAGTTATGACTGAGCCTGAAGCCCAACAATGGATGAACTATCGCAGGACGCACCTTGCAGAAATGGCCGACTGGACGCCGGGATTCGACATGCTCAATGTATCGGTGAGCCATGCAGATGCGGCGAACGGTTCTCCTAAGCTAGGCGACAAAATCGCACGAAACCCGGCGAATCACGACGACAAATGGCTGGTTGCTAAAGCGTATTTCGAGGCGAACTTCGAGGCTCCTGCCGCCCCATCCCAGACACGACAGCCGCCACCAGAACAATGCCGCGACATACCCGGCTGGCCTGAATACTGGGCATCGCTCGATAAGGATTCGCAGGACAAACTAACCGCTGCTGGACTTGAAGGCGCGCGTGCATGGTTCGCTATCGGAGCAGTGTGGGGAGCGCGACATATGGCGGATACACGACAGCCAGTAGAAGGGCCAACAAACTATTCAACGAACCTCGCGCCCGTCTACATCGCAGAGCAGATTTTCTTCCACGTACTTATGCACGGCGGAGAGGGAAATCCGTTTCGATCAATCGCAAACAAGTGGTTCATTGATCTGGCTGCGCCGAAAATCCGCGAGTTGCTAACTGCCGCGCCCCAGACACGACAGAGTGCGGAAGAAACTCCGATGAAGTCGAATACGGAAACTCCGACCGATGAAGAACTTCGCCTCGCCAATACGCCGGAAGGAAAATTGCTGACGCAGGTGACCCGAGAACTGACTGGTGACTCGGAACTAGAAATGTGCTCGACCTGCCGAATGCTGACTCCGCGAATGATTATGCGTGTCAGTCAGGAAGCGATGCGACGTTGGGCCAGTCTGCAGGCCCCATCTCCTAACGATTGGATTCCAGTAAGTGAGAAGCTGCCGGAGCCTGTTAAAGAGGTGCTTATCATCGTGTTGCGCCATGTGTGGTCGAATTCGGGAAAGACTATCGTGCCTGCTGACAGTTGGGTGCAGCTCGGCTCACTACGGCCCGACAAAGTGTGGATTGACGACGATTCAACGATCGGCACGGCGGACGAAAAGCGAGCCTCGAAGATTCACCAGACCGAATGGCGAGAGGTTACCCACTGGATGCCGAAGCCAGAACTGCCGCCGTCGGCCTACCCTAGCTCCCCCAGCCTTAAAGGAGAACACGCGATTAAACGGAGACAAAAATGGTGAGAGTTAAAGCGATTGGAGATCACGCCGAAGTCTACTGCGGCAGCGCAGACAATGGAACCACCGTCACGCTAGACCCGGAAGAGACTCAGAGCTTGTGCCAGCAACTGATTGACTTGCGTGACCGTAGAAAGCTGGACTCTACATTAAAGGGCCGCAAGCCTCCTGAAGGCTGGCAAGCAGACATTGGCGCCCCAGGGTTAGAAGAACTCGATTGGATGCGAGGGGAAAGTTGATGCCATTCCCCTGCGTATCCCTAACAGATCGAACTTCTGGGAATTATCCGAAGTGGAACAAGAACTCTCAATTTGAGAAGGATTGCCTCAAACAAGTTGGACTGCCGGAGGATTATCATCCAACCGAAGAAGAAGCTGAGCGGATTGTGATCGCGGCACTAGAAGGTTCCTGACGAGAAACATAGAGACGAATGTCCGATTGGTGTGGCTGAGGCTGCTCTCTCTGGGCTCACAAAGGAAGGGTCACAAATGCATTATCCGAAAATCAAGCATCCCGAATGGCTGAAGTTTTGCACGATTGAGCGCACCTACAAACTCTATCGTGAGGGCAACTTACCAGCCTCGATAGAGGGATTTATGCTCGTGACGCCTCTTAAGCACGCCTTGCGGTGTATTTACGGAAGCGATCTTCGTGCAGCCCTAGTGCTATTGCGTCAGGCTCTTTGGGGCCATGCTAAACGGCCTTATGCCTACGCAAACTGGCTCCTGCACCGCAAGCAATGGGAAAACGAGGAAATAGCCGAAGAGATGAAAGAGATCGAAGATGAGATTAAGGCTGAGGGTAGAGACTAGAGGTGGCGCAACGAAAGGGGACACGCGAATGAGTTACACCGAAGAGGGTGAAATTGCAGACAACGACGGAAGGACTCGGCCCCAATGACAACCTCTGATCCCAGGACAAAGAGAACGCGCCAAATTAAACGCTGGGCCGCGTTAGATTTCGGTCCGAGGGAAGAATCGACAGGGTGTCCGCAATGTGGCAGCAAGATACGCTCGTTCAAAGGGCAGCAATGTTACCAAGCGCCCCATGAATGGCACGACGAAAATAATGCTCACTACTTGCAGAAAAAGCGCTGACTAGCTTTGTGGGGCCAGAGAGAACACGGAAGGGAGCAATGAGAGATGAAGTGTAAGCATTGTTTTACCTCAAATAGCCGAGAGTGTTTCCGAAGTTTTACGGGCTGCAAGATTATCGGCGTTCTGTTCGATGCTTTCCCGCTACGTTGCCGCGACTTGCAGGAAGGCACGCAGACGTTCGTGTTTGATTGCGGACATGCTATAACCTTCGCCTCTAACGGCTCGTTTTGGCCGGAATCGGACGATGGAGTACGGCAAGCGATTGAAGATACACGCGAACGCATCAAACGCGACCAACAAGACGCAGAAGGGATTCTCAAGCTGGCTGGAGCTTTACCGGAGGCCCGATGAACTCTCCTGAGAGCGCCAAGGAACGATGCCCGACATGCAAGAGCCCAGATGTCGCAGAGCGCTGGTGTATGTCATGGCACTGGGATGTGACGTTTACTCCGCATCGCGTAGGTGCTACTTTAACGGGCTGCGTTTTGTGCTTGAACCCCATACACGGCGCGGCTCCTCTGCCCCAGCCTACAGCCCCGCCCGAAACGTTTGCGTCACGCTCAGAAGAGAAGCGTATTCGTTCTATGCGTGGCGATCCTAATCCTCTTGATCCGCGTCCGGTGGCTCAGACAATAGAAGCCGAGCAATCACGAGAAGAGTTTGAGAAATGGATGGCTGCGGAGTACGACTCGATTCGACTAGGGCGAGATCCAGAAAGCGGCTTGTACTTCTCTAATCATGCCGACCGAATGTGGGATACGTGGCAAGCTGCGGCGGCCTTCTCTGCCCACCAGAAAGCAGAACTAACGCAAACTTTGAGGAATTTGTTGGCAGTAATTCACCGGGACGGAGGTCACTACGCAGCGGAACACGGATTGGATAAAGCCAGCCTTGATGCCGAGAAGGTTGTTATACAAACAAGAGCCGAGCTTGCGTCTCTCCGCGAAGTTCTGATGAAACTTTCCTAGATAGTCACGCTGCTGGCGGCGATATTCAACTCGCGCTCCACCCTCTCAGCCGGTCCCGAGAAGGAGAAACACGATCAAAACTCCAATGCCACTGGTCCTTGAAATCCTCCGCAAATTATGATATAATTAGGCTTGTTAGAGAACAGAAGTTGATCCCCACAAATCAGGAGGCCACTTGATCGCGAATGTCAGCCGACTTCGACAGTTTCAAGCTTGTCGGGAGAAAGCGTATAACTGGGATGAGCTGAGATTAACTTCCTATCGTGATGCCGACCCGTTGATGATCGGAGAGGCCTATCACCGCGGTTCCGAGGTCTTAGCCAAACTGGGTGATATCGAAGCCGCGGTACAGGCAGCGGAAGACACCTTCCGGAAGCGGTTGGAAGGCCAAATGATCCTCCCGGAGGAACGCCCTGAAATCGAGCGTGAGATCGAGTTTGTTCGGCATGCCACCCGAGCATGGGCAGCTCACTATGACACCGCCGACTTCAAGATTTTATGGCCGGAGGTTTCCGGGATGGTTCCGCTGCCAAATACGGAACATCACTGTTTCTTCGTCCATCGAATTCTCTATCCGAACGACCCTAATCCCGCTCACGCGCTGATGTGTATAGATGCGCGCTGTCGACAACCTCACTTCTTAAAATTCCGCACTGACGGAGTCCTCGAATTCTACCACAAAGTCTGGTTGCTGGAACAAAAGACGACTAGTTCCACCGCCCGAAACAACTTCTGGCCGAAGTGGAATATGGAATTTCAAGTCGGCTGTTACATGTACGGGGTTTGGAGAAAGACCGGCGTCCGTCCCTCCGGCGTCATGATCAACGCGATCATCAAACACTTCCAGCGGGATAACTCCCGAAAAACCGACAACGGTGGATACAAAATGAAGTTGGATCCCACCAACGTCGACTTCGAGCGGGAAGGCTTCGTCTACACCGAGGCGATGTTATTATCGTTCGAGAAAGATCTGATCGCTCAAGCTAACGAATACGAGGCTGCGTTCAGCAACCCGCTCAAAATCTTCCGAAACACCGATAACTGCTTCAACTACAACCGGGCTTGTTATTACTGGAACCGGTGTCAGAGAAAATACTCGGGCGAAACCACCGTTGAAGTTGAAGGCGAATTCCGCGAACGCCCGAAAGACTACGTCGAGTTATCATACTACGAATTGTTGGGGTTACCAACCCCGGAACAAGGAGAAACATGTCAACCGAACGAAGCGAGTGTGAAGACTGCGGACTCGAATTCGACCCCAGTGAGTTAGACGTCGACGGTCTTTGTCAAGAATGTCGAGATGGGGGTGACGGAGTAGAAGAAGAAGAAGAAGAAGAAGAAGAACAGGAGGAAGAAGATGCCAGTTGACCGAGTTTGCCTCTACTCAGGCGGGCTCGACTCTACCACGCTTCTTTGGAGTCTGCGCCCAAACGTGAAAGCCCTGCTCATCAACTACGGGCAACGCCACGCGGTCGAACTCGTCCACGCAGCCAAACTCTGTAACACGTTCGGGATCGATTATGAAACCGCGGATCTGTCGGGGATCAACCGACTAATCCATAAAGGTAGTCAATCAGGTGACGAACTTCCCCCCGATGGTCACTACGCCGAGGAAACGATGAAAACCACCATCGTTCCCAACCGAAATTCTATCATGTTATCAGTGGCTGTCGGTTGGGCGGTAGCAACCGGGTGTAAAGAAGTTTACTTCGCCGCCCACGCTGGCGATCACACGATCTACCCCGACTGCCGACGTCAATTCATCGACAAGTTTGCTGAAGCGATGATCGAAGCTAACTTATGGAACCCAGTTCTAGTTCGAGCGCCATTTGTCCTGATGAACAAATCCGATATCGTGAAGCTGGCCAATAACCTGGGCGTCCCCTTCCAGATGACCTGGAGTTGTTACAAAGGTGACAAAATCCACTGCGGTAAGTGTGGAACCTGCACCGAACGGCGGGAAGCATTCCAGCTAGCCGATATCAACGACACTACCGAGTACGAGTATACCGGACCGTTGATGGAGGCGAAGTGAGCATCCTCGACCCCAAAAAAATCGCCCAATCAATCATCTCCGACCCAACCAAATGGGTGTTGATGAAATGTGGGTTTTGTGGTAACGTCGATCACTGGCGAGTCTTAATCAACGTCACCGGGGTTGTCTGTTGGTGTCAAAAGTGTCAGAAGAAGTACAAACTTGAATCCGATTCCGGGGTAAAGGTGATAGATGCCTAAATTTGCTACAGTCGCAATCGATAGTGTAGGAGAACTCGCTCGCCTCTTCTTCAGCAAGGACATGGGTAAGGGTGCAAACGACCGTGAAAAAATCCGCGCCATGCAGAACTATCCGGGCGCGACTGAACGGTTAAACATGCTCTGTCGATCGTTGAAACAAAAACGTGACAAGGGGGTGGAAATTGTCTTCACGGCTCATGAAGATATCGAAAAAGTATACGCTAGGGGCGGCGCCATGGCAGGGAAAGGTCAGGCACCTCCTGATCCAGTTGCTGTCAAGGGTTGGCCAGATGTCCCGGGTAAGAGGGCTCCCGACGAATTCTGCCGCGCGTGCGATAATGTACTCCGCGTACGTCGAGTTAATAACAGCCCCGCATGGATTGCTGCACGCGAATCAATCGGAGTTGGCGCGGATTACTGGGAGGTTAAAGACCGGTTTAACGGACCCGCAGTTAGAGCAGGCCTACTACCCGCCAACTACGAGGAGTTGAAAAAGTCCATCTGCGCGGTAAACCCAGGTTGGTGGCGAGCCCCTTACCTCTGGATGCTCTACGGCCCTTACGGAATCGGGAAGACCCGCAGTTTGTTAAGCTTCCCCAAACCAATCTTCGTTATCGACCTCGACAAGGGAACAAAATCAATCACTGAGGAAGAAGCCAAATCCGCCCAAATGACCATCGATCAATCTATCGACGTTGAGGAATCCGCCCACTACGACAGATTCTTCGGAATTTTGGAGGCAGCGTTCTAACTTGACCAAACTAGCCGACCACATCCAAATCTCTCTCACGATTTCAGACGAACGTTGGCCTGAAATCACCCTCGTGGGTCAGCGGTCAGGGACCTGCGGAACCGCAGCCGCAATCACCCAAAAACAGCAGTACGACCTAGCCTACGGAAAAGGCGAGGAAATGCTGCATAACCTGCTCAGACCGGCAGTCGACGAACTGATAAAACGTCGGAAAGGGCCCAAATTAAACCCAGGAGAATAAAATGTTAAGAACAGAAGACATGTCGAAAGTTTCCGACTCCGACCTGATGAAGGAGGGTTGGTATCGGGTACGAATCAGTAACGTGAAGGAAACCGACGATTCCGGGAATCAACTTCTCTCCAAAACCGGACAGGAACCAATCGTCGAGTTAACCTTGAAGGTTCAGAACGAGGGGGAGTTCTTCGGTCGTTCGTTTAAGGACAAACCCTCGCTGCAACCCCACGCGCTGTTCAAACTGAAGGCGTATTACAAAGCGGTTGGGTACGCGCCGGGACCGGAAGGCCACGATCCGGCAAAGCTGCTGGACGGGGAGGTTTGGGTATGGGTTAGCCCGGGTCAGTATCAGGGTCAACCGGTGTTAAACATCCCCCCGTATTCAATTCGTAGTTTGCAGGAAGGCGCCGGCGGTCCAGGCGGGAAGAAGAACTAATGTGGGCGCTCGTGTTGGTAATTAGTTACGGGGCTTTAGTCGTTTGGCTAGAGTCCCGTAGCGAGCGCAAGGAGAGGGAGAGGTGGAGGAAACGTGGAGATTAGCAAGGAATTTAAATTTGAGGCGAGTCACGTTTTACCAAACCACCCGGGTAAGTGTTCCAGACTTCACGGCCACTCCTGGGTGCTGAGAGTTGCGGTAACGGGTGAAGTCAACCGCGAAACCGGCTTCGTGATGGACTACGCTGATTTGAAGAAGTGTGTCCAGCCGATCGTCGACGCCCTAGACCACCGTCATCTAGGTACTTTCGCACTACCAGGAGGGCAAGCCCCTTTGGCACTTTACCAGTGGAAGCCTGAAGGCCCCGATATCCACTACCCGAACGAGATCTACCCCAGCTCCGAAAATCTCCTTTGGTGGATTGCGGGACAACTTCACGGCCTCGACCTTTATCGGATCAAACGATTCAAACAAGATCCTGAAATTCGGTCTTTCCGACCTGGCGAGATTATCCCCTTCGAAGAGCGCGAGAAGATCGACGTCATCAGCCGGTGGTCCTACATCCAATTAAACGAAACTTGCACCTCATCAGCAATCTTATGCCGAGACGAATTTAATGCCCTACAACGCTGAACTGCAAATGCTGCGGGAATTCTTCCTGTTGAACGCGCCACGAATACTCTGCGTGTTCTGCCATCTACCCATCTACCCACCTGAATTATCCAACCGATTAACCTTCGGGCATCGTCGCCACACCAAAGTTCACTTTGCAAATTTCACGGTTCACCACGGAGACGGGAACCGTGAAAACAACACTGACCAGAATTTAAAAAACAGTCACAGCGACTGTCACAAGCGTTATCACAAACAACTACTACTCCATGGAGGAACAAATGCCGTTAACAGCAGCCCAAATTCAACAGAAAGTCAACCAAGTTAACAACTGGGTTACCGCGATCGAGGGTAACGCCCACCAAACTGTCGCCTCGGCGATCAAGGGTATCGCCGGGATCATGGGAGATTTCGCCACCGATCTGTTGGAGGCGAAAGCGGCGTTGGCTGCGCTTCAGTCGAAGACACCCGGGCAAACCCCAGCACCGCCAACCAACCCAAATCCACCCGCAGCCAACCCGAACCCGAACCCAACGCCGGCACCGGCAGCTCAACCCAACGCGCAGACCCAACCAACAAAAACAGCCTAAGGGAGGAGGTTCCAGATGGCAGGCAAGAAGAAGATGAAAAAGATGAAGGACAAGAAGAAACACTAACCGAAGGGAGATGATCCATGTCTGATACGGGAGAGGTAAAATTACCGATTGCTGAAACCTTTCACTCGATTCAGGGTGAAGGACAGTGGGTCGGTACCCCAATGCACTTTATTCGTCTTGCCGGCTGCCCAGTTGGACGACCTGCCAAAGTCGTGAAGGCGAGTGAGTTTGGGCCTCTCCCGCTTCTCCCTACCGGGGAACAGGCGATGGCCTGTGCAACGTGGGATGGGAGAGGGTTTTGGTGTGACACCGATTACAACAAGCATGAGGAGGTGCTGATCGAACAGCTGTTAGCTGAAACCTGGGAGAAACACATCTGTCTGACTGGAGGAGAACCGTTAATCCACTGGAAGAAGTTGATCGGTGGACTCTTCCCCGGCGCTATACGAGACGGGGTCAAAATCCATATTGAAACCTCGGGTACAGTTGACGTCGACTTCGGCCAAATGACGCAGAAGGCTGTAACCGACGTTGACTGGCAACTTTGGTTCACGTGCGCGCCAAAAATCAACTGTACCGATAACATGATCCGTCACTGCGATGAACTGAAGCTGTTGGTCGACGCCCGCTTCCACCCCGACGAACTGACCGACAGTATGCGTAACCACCCTAACGTCTTTCTATGCCCAGTCAACAACGTCGACGACGTAAGACTCGACAACGTCGAGCGCGCGATGTTTTGGTTACAAAAATTCCCAAATTGGAGACTCTCGTGCCAAATGCACAAGTTCCTAAAAATGCGGTAGACTGGAAAGGGGTTTGGGAGGTAATTTTCGGGATCTTCACGATCCTAATCTTACTCAACCTGCTCCTAACCCCAGCCCACGCGCAAACAACCACCTGCCCTTCGCCAACCCCAGGTAGCCCGCACATCTGTTTAAAATGGACAGATAGTACCACCGCCGGCGCTACCTACAACGTTTACCGCACAACCACCTCGGGAGCGGAAAATTACTCAACCCCACTTAATTCAACCCCGTTACCAGCGGGAACCACCGCATACTACGACTCAACCGTTGCAGTCGGGACCACGTATTACTACACGTTGGCCGCCGTCGGAACAGGAGGTGTATTGAGCACTCCGACCGCTGAGGTCAGTGCTCAAATAACAGTGCCACCTAACACACCTACGGGGCTCAGCGTTTCGGTTGATTGACTGTGAGGTAACCTACTAATGTTGTTGGACTTCAGGAAACCGCAGGTAGCTATCGTCGAAAAGTTCGTCTCGCAAACTGGTAAATACCTCTGTTTCCTGGGCAATCATTACCACAAAGGTCATACCTGCTGGGTGTTCGGCTCTAGTAATAAGGTTACTGGGGAGATAGTTATGCGGCATTACTCTTCAGCCACCAACTCAATCAGTCCAAAAGCCGAGTGTGAAACCGCTTGGAGAAAGTTTAAGGAGGGGATGCTTGCCAAACCGAAATCGGACTTTGAAGAAGACACCCATATTACACGCCCTTGGGAGAAGGAACAAATCCGACGCGGCGGTAGTCTCGCAGTTGCACTTGCAAAATCTAAGCGAGACAAACCCAATTGACAGATTTTACCGGATCGCGTCTGAGCTGTGCGATCTCCACCATAAGAAATCCTTAGACTACGGCACCGACGGAGATACCTACCAAAACTTCCGTGGATCGGCGAAGATGGGAATCGAACCCTGGAAGGGTGCTTTCATCCGACTGCAGGACAAAGTCCAACGAATCTGTAAATTCGCGAAAGACGGTAAGTTGGCCAACGAGTCCGTGATCGACAGTTTCTCCGACCTCGCCGTCTACGCGATCATCTGTCGAATTCTGTTTGAAGAGGAGCAAGCTAAGTGAATCAACATCAGATTGAAAACGGGGTTACCCTAATCTTGAAGGGCTTGGGTTGCGACCCCAAAGACCACAACTACACCGATACACCCGAACGTTACGCAAAAGCCCTGCTCGAGATGTTCCAACCATCCGATACCGAATGGGCAACCTTCGAGGAGAACTTCAATGACTTCATCCTACTACGCGGGCATAAAATGTGGTCGCTTTGCCCGCACCATCTGCTTCCCGTCCACTTCACCGTTAGTCTCGCCTACGTACCTAACGGAAATGTTCTCGGGCTTTCGAAACTGGCACGGCTTCTGGATGAGTGCAATAACGGTCCCCTCCTCCAAGAAAGATTTACCAAACTGGCGGTGGATAAGGTTGGACAGGTATGTCCTGGGATTAAAGGAGCTGCATGTCTCGTTCATGGCACTCACTCCTGTCTTTCTATGCGTGGGGTTAAAAGCTCGGCAGACTTTGTCACGTATAAGTTGGGTGGGGTGTTCGAATCAGACAGTTCGTTAGAGCAGAGATTTTTCACGTTGGCGCAGAGAAGGGAGGGTTAAATTGGCCGAAATCGTCTGGGGTGAGGGACCCTTCTCCGCTCGATTAATCATCATCGGGCAGAATCCAGGTCCCGAAGAAATGGAACAAAATCGGCCGTTCGTCGGGGCCAGCGGGAGAATACTCGACCATGCGCTACAAAAAGTGGGAATTCGTCGCTCTGATTGCTTCATCACTAACGTTTGTAAGCATTTTATACCTCCTGGTCAACCAGTGCCCCCATTGCTGTTATCCGCGGACCGTCCAATGTTGGATAAAGAGCTCGGGATGCTCCACAACGCCCAGGTGATCTTAACCCTGGGAAAAGAAGCCTTCGAGTCGTTAACCTGGAAAGACCTCCAAATCCGCCACAACCGAAAGGGCGCGGAGAAGAAAAAGAACGCTTGGTTGCGCGGTTGCCCGTATCAATGGGGGAAATACTGGATCATTCCCGCTGTCCACCCTTCCTTCATCATGCGTACCGGCTTTATCGAGTCCCCACTATTTGAGGTTGACCTTGACCGCGCCCGTCGGTTCGCGTTCGAAGCAGCCCGACCCCCCGAGGATCACTACCATGACAACTGTACCGATCAAGAGATTCGAGATTACGTTAGACTTTGTGTTGACAGGAAAGAATGCGGACTTGACATCGAAACTCCTGAAACAACTGTCGACGATGACGACCTCGACCCGAGTATCGTCTCTCCTATCGACCTTATCGGATTGTCTGCGGAAATCGGAGAATCCGTCGGAGTTCGTCAAGATCAATTCGATCTCCTCCGACCACTCTTCGACGATACTTCTCGATACCCAGTCACTGTCTGGGGGCATAATTGCGGCGCTTTCGACTTCTACCACATCACCAAAACGTTAGGGTTTAAATTTGGAGGGATAAAGCGTGCTGACGCTATGCTGGGAATGCACTTGTTGTGGAGCCACCTCACAAATAAAGACGCAGCTACCTGTTTCAGTATCTTCACGGATATCCCGTACTACAAGAACACCCGCAAGCTTGATCCTCACTTCTACGATACCATTGGAAATTGCCGAGACACCTATGGTGCACTTTGGGCGGGACGAAACATCCTGCGCGAAATGCGGAAACATCCTGGGATGGAGAGTCTGTTTTGGAACCATATGATGGGTGCGGTAGACATCACCAACGAGTGGAGGGTGGTTGGAATCAACACCGACCAAAATCGAGCCGGTCGTGATCTGTTAGTCTGTGGGTTAGCACTACAACAATACGAGGAAATCTGGAACAAACTAATGCCGTTTGTCAGCTGGTCTTCCCCCAAACAACTGATCGAACTATTTCGGAAACAAGGCCTGCCAATCTTCAAGCGAAAAAGGCCGGGAAAGAACGGTGGCCCACCCAAATTCACGGAGACATGTGATGACGACGCGCTCGAAATCTACGTTAAAAGGTTTAACAGTCAAATCGCCAAACTCGTTCAGGAAATGCGAGTCCTCGCGCACGCAGCCGACTTTCTCGATGTCGCTCGAGCAGATGGGCATGTGAGTCCACGATTTAAACTTGCTGGCCAGGTCGGTGGCCGAGTTCAGGCAGTTGATCCTGATCTCCAAAATATCCCGGAAACGATTGCTGGAGTATTCCCTCGAGCGATATACATTCCAGATCGGCCAAGTGAACAAGTGTTTGGAATTACTGACTTCTCTCAGATTGAATACCGACTCTACGTCACCCAGGCCAAAGACCAAGCGGGGATCGATCAGATAAACTCGGGAGACTACCTGTATGGCTTCTTCTACGAAGATATCTTCAAAGAACCGTTCTTTCTCCCCAACCGACCTCGATCCAAATCCAATATCGACCCGAACGTACCACCATGGAAACTTCTCGTTGCGAAGTCATGGCCGCTGGGATTTATCTACGGAAGAGGGGTCCCTGCTGCTACAGGTCTGCCAATTACTAACCGAGACTGTGAGCGTATTTACAGCAAGTTCCACCAAGACCATCCACGGATCCAGCCATTCCACACTGAATTGCTCTACACCGCTAGCCGGGTTGGTTACCTTCTTAGCCCATTTGGCCGCATGCGACGTTTTCCAAACAGCAAGGGGCAGAGAAACGAAATCCTCTCATTCCCCGGACAAGTGGTCGCAGTTGATGTCTTATTCCGCAACGCACTGCTCCCGCTGCCAGAGATTCTTAAAGAGCGGTTCGGGGGCCGTCTACTCTTTAGCGTTCATGATTCCGTCGGCTGGTGCGTTAGGAAAGAGTTTGCCAAACAAGCTAGAGAAACCGTCGACGAAACCATGAGCGCGGCGCTGGCCGAGTTGGGAGGGCTACGGATACCCGTAGAAACAAAACTGGGTCCAAACTGGGGTGAAGCGAAACGATACGAGGTCTACTTTGGAAACACTAACTCCGCGCCAACAACTGGAACGCTTCCTCCAAATGTTGAATCGACAAGTTTGGGGGCGGGACAGTAAACTGTTTGAGGTCGCGTTGGAGTTTATCCAGACGCGGACTTCAAATTTAGAGATCAAAGACGACGAACGAGCACAACTGAAACAAGCTTTCATGAAGGCGTTTCAGATGTCGGAGGAAGAATTACAGAATGCAACCACGAATTCAACTGGTGGAAACGGACACTCAACCCATAACGATATCGACTCCGTCCGATCAGATGAAGAGCTTCAAAAAATCCTGCCAACTGGGGGGTTGCTACGTGACTATGTGGAATATACCTCACATAGCGAGGCTCCACTGGTCTACCACGTAATGTCTTTTTTGTGTGCAATTGGTGCTGTTATCAACCGTCGAATTTGGCTTGACATGGGCTACTATCGAGTGTTTCCCGCTATTGGAGTTATCATCCTCGGCCCTTCAGGCATTAAGAAGACATCCGCGACTGACATTGTGGTTAGATTGCTCGGCGACGTCGGAACGGTCAAGCTCTATTCTGAAAAACTTACACCGGAAGCACTTATCGAGGGGATGAAGGGAGATGCAACCGGACTTTTATACGCGCCCGAGATGACAGTCTTCCTGAACAAGGTTAAATACAACGAGGGGTTAATCCAGTTGATCACTCGTTTCATGGACTGCCCAGACCGTTGGGAGTCAGGTACAATCATGAGGGGTAAACATGCGCTTACTAACATCGCTATTAGCAGTCTTATGTGTAGTACCAGCGATTGGTTTATCCGGTCTACTCCTGCAGATAGCTTTGGAGGTGGGTTTATCGCCAGAAACCTCCTGGTTGTTCAAGAGTCTAGTTCTCGGTGCGAGCCTATACCTAATCCTGGTGATCCACGTATACGTGAAGGCATTATACAAGGTCTGGCTGGAATCCACTCGCTCGAAGGGGCGATGAGTTTTAGCCCGGCCGCGATGAAGTGTTACGTAGACTGGTATCGAGGAGAACATCAAGTTGAATCCAAGCAACCCGATCACGAGATCATGTCGACTTACTTTAACCGCAAGCCGGACCATATTAAAAGACTTGCAATCAGTCTGCATATGGCTGAGCATTCAAACTTTATTCTGTGTCTTGATTGCTTTGAGCGCGCCCTCTCTCTTCTCGACTGGTTGGAACAATTCATCCCCAAACTTCTGGAACAGATGTTTCGATCGTCTACTGGGGAAGAGTTGGAGCTGGTTTATCGAATTATCCGACAACAGGGAACGATCGGTCACTCAGATCTCGTTAGGAAAGTTGGATACACGATGGACGCGCAGAGGGTGAAAGGGATTATCCTGTCGTTGAGGGAAGCTGGACAGGTAGTTGAGGTGAACGACCCGTTGTTTGGGCACAGTTACCAGGCGAAGGGTAACCGATGACCGAAAAACAGATCGAGATTCTCCAAATGCTCGCTGATGGTATGTTGCAAAAGCAGATCGCGGGCAAGTTAGGTCGCAATCGTTGTACGGTTAGATTTCACATTACTCGTATGCTAAGATCTACTAAATCGGTTAACACACCTAACTTAGTCGCCTGGGGATTTCGTAACGGGATAATCAAATGATCGACGACTGGGATTACACCGCTCGCCAACTCGGATATAAAGACGAGCGAGACCTGTTTCAACGACTCTACGTCGAAGAAGGTCGATCGATCAGTATGTTGGCGCAGATGTTAAAATCTGGTACCGCAACCATCAGCCGCCGACTCGATATGCTCGAAATTTCAAAACGTCCACGTGGGGGAGATAACAACTCCGGCAGGCAGATGTACAAACTAACTCATCTAGACCAACGAGTCGTGTTAACGTTGCCGTTAAACCTATTACCCGAATTAACCAAAATCAGCCGATCACTGTGGTATAAATATCGCCGTTTCCGAGGAGAACCGAATGGACTTCTGCATTTTATCACCACTAATGGGGTTGGAGAGGTACAGCCGATTATCGAACCACCATCTAATCCTCCCCCAGATCAAACACCCAAAATACATCAAATTCTACCAGGAGAGGAAGGCTGAAGGTGACCACATTCTACTTGACAATGGAGCATACGAAGGGGAGGTTAACCCGACTGAACTGGTTGACTCGATCAAACTTTATTCACCTAATGTGGTGGTACTACCTGACAAACTGTTGTCGGAGTGGGAGATTACCTGGCGAATGTCATCCGACTTCCTGGACCGATACGGAGATCAATTTGATTGTGAATGGGCGTATTGCCCTCAATCAACCCCAGATGATATCCTGGGATGGGTTGAAGGCCTCGTACACGCTCTCCAAGATTCGAGAATCAGTTGGATTTGTCTGCCACGAGCTTTGGGTACTCACATTACCCATGACCCTTTCATACGAGCGAACGTTTGTTCCCGTATCCGAAGTCTTGGCAAAAAAGTACACGCCTTGGGAATGTTATCGGGGTCAGTGGCGGAACTTAAACCTCTCCGAGCTGCGGGTTGTAATTCAATTGATTCAGCAGCGCCGGTCTGGAGAGGATTATGTGGATGGAAGTTGGGGGCACCAGAGAGGTGGCCAGAAGTTGAGGTTGAGTGGGAGTTAGATACCTGGCTCCGTCCTGACTGCGCGATTCCGGTTGGCCCGATTGACGAGATTATCTTATCAAACCTGGAGGCATGTGGTGTCAACGTTAGTGTTAGGCGCGGAGTATAAACTAGACGACCAGGTTTGTCTGGTCGTCCGGATAATCAAATCCCAATCGATCTTTGAAGATGATTCGGGGGTTGAACAAATCGACGAGCTTTACGCCGAGTTGAAGAGACCTGATGGATCTCCCGAGTTCGTTAGTTTAATGAAGAATTCCACTAAGTTTACCGAGAAGAAATCTAACATCCGGGCGTTGGATCCGGTTTGGAGGCCGAAGTGAAATTGAAAAAGAGCTACACACCGATGGGCGCACGTTTATTAGTATCCGAGATCATAACTTCTTTATCACTCGAAGAACGCGGAGCGCGTGCCGGATTAACCGTGATCGTCGAAACCGATAACCGACCAACCCCGACCACCGGCAAAATCGAAGCGCTCGGCAGCGACCCGATCTTCAAAGACGAAGATATCCAAATAGGCGATATCGTCTTCTACGGGCCGCATGCCGGCACAGTTCACACGATTGAGGGGCACGAGTTCAAAATGCTCGAGTTCCAGGAGATCACCCTGGTTGAGCGAGACCGAACTACCACTTCGGCTGAACTCGAAGAGACTCCAACTGTGAATACGTAACTGGAGTTCCTTGCACCGCCGACAGAGAAGCAATCGCTGCTTCAATCCCCTGAGCTGCGGCTACTGCGTCTGCGGCGGTCGAACCCTTCAACTGGCCCAACACTGGCGTCAACAAACCCAAAACCAAATCGATAATGTTGATCATTGAATCACCCCTTTTAACTCGGTGACAAACAAATTAGCGTTAGCGATCGCGGTGGTTAGCCCAGCCTGCGCCGACTTAACCGGTACACACGTCGCGGTGGTGGATGGAGGCGGAACAGCCTGTGACCAACCACAATAAGCCTCAGTTGCGGTGATTAAAGCGTTTTGACCAGCTACCGCCTGGTTGATAACGGTACAAGCGGTTTGTTTCGGGTTGGAGGTACAGGTAGTTTGAAACTGAGTTTGAGCCGCTTGCAGCGCTCCCTGTAACGCGGCAGCGGTATTCCTCGCGCCCTGCTCTAACGGGGTAGTCGGACAAGCGATCAACGGGATAACCAACAACAACCACAATAGTTTCTTCATATTTCTCCTCTACTAGTTTTGTGGAACTACTAACGGTTTAACAACCTGTTTGGGGGTTTCCTCCTGCTGCGCCCGCATAGCTGCTTGAGCGATCGGGCGTTGAGACAACTGAATCTCGGAGAAGTGTTGTACCCCATAACTCGTTGCCCAATGCCATAACCCCGCGATCACCACACTCCAAGCGGGGATGTTGATTAAGAGTTGGTGGCCTGTACCAGCCGGCGACCAAACCCAGCTAACACCCAATGTACCGATCCCGCTCAAAACGATTCGAGCAGCTACGTTTAGTTTGCTGGTGTAATAACTGACCCAAGGGATAGCTTTAGTCCGCTTGGCGAAGTCTAACAAATAAGCGGATAGGATAGCGACACCCACGCTAGTGGGGATTGTAGGTGCCGCAGGAGCTAACGTGTTAGTGTCGAAAAACATTATGGGTTCCCTCCTACTTCGTGCAAAACGTTGTGTTCGGCTCCAATCAACTCCATCAGTTTGTTGTAGTCTTGGTAGATCTGATTGACCGCATCCGTCCGAAATTGTTTTTCTGGTATCCGGGCCTTGTTTACCAACTCACTCGGCCCTTCAAACGCTTCCTGGATCGTTCGACCCTTCCCGGTAGCGCACAACAAATTCCCGTAGGCAGACGTCGTGACCAACTTATTGGTCTCGTCAAACATCACGTCGAAAAAATACAGGTGCTCCCTATCGGTCCGGGTAAACCCGCGAACCGGAATCCCCGCAACCGGTTTAAACTGCTCAGAAGGGTGAGGGGGAACAGTCAGCCTCAAACCCGCGGCGAAACCATGGCCTAGTTCCATCCGCTCTGGCTGTTCTCCCCTCGCCATCTTGGCGATGAGCTCGCCAAGATCCTCGTTAACCAATTCCAATATCGTTGGGAAGGCGTCGTAACCCATCCGCGGGGTAAATTCAAGCGCCCAAACCCCCTCTGAATTGACGATTGTGTTTAGGTCAACCGGACCTATATGACCGTATTCGGCTAAAATCGGTTCGAACAGCCGAATCCCCTGCTCAACAACGTGGTCGTGTTCACACTTCCAAACCACGTTAAAAGCGCAACCGGTCGACGGACCCAAGTCATCATTCATCATCGCCTTGTGCTCGATTGTGTGGTTGAACGGCTCCATAAACTTTTCACCGTTAAACCAACCTTCGGTAGAGACGGCAACGCCTTTCACATGGCGTTGAAGTTCAAACTCGGGTGAGTGTTTCGCAGCCGACTCAAAATAATCCAACATCGCGATCATGTCTTCGGTGTCGTAGGCGGAGTAAGTTTGAACCTCCGAATCCTTAGCTAACTCCCCGGAGGCTTTGAAGACGAGTCGGGTGTTGACCCGTCTGGCGTATTTTCTCCCTTCCTCCCAGTCGAAGAAGGTTTTGGTTTCTGGAAACCTAACCCCCGCTTGTTCCAATAACTCGAATGCAAGTGAGCGATCAAGTTCAATCTGATCAGCAAATACAGAACCAGCCCAAGTGAAGTGACCACGAGCACGCAAGCGATCAGCAGTTTTTCCTCCGCCAGAGGAATCAAACAGAACAATGGTTTTATCGTCAAGGTAATTCTCCCAGTTGGCGGCGGAGTCCAACTTCTGTAAAAGCCCGTTGTAATTGTCTTTAGTTCGGGTGTCACGGCAGTTGACCGCGACCAAATGTCCGGCTTGGCGCAAGCGAAGTGCCAACCCGTAACCTTCACCTGAACCCGAAAGCATCAGAAATTTCTCAGCCACGTTGCTCCTTACGGGTACGTTGTACCCTTTTTTACCTGAACATGTATATGTTCGTTGTCAGTTCCGGGAGATTCGAGAAAGCCGTAGAAGCGATCCCATCCGAGAGTTGACATTAAGTTAGCCAACACCCCCGACTTCTGATCCGGGGTAAAGTTGTGTGTACGGATATCGTAGGCTTCACCTCGGTGGTGAGGGTCAGCTGGCCCCGAGTGTTCCCCGTCGCAGGCGGATGTGATTACTAAATCCAAAGCTAACCTCTCCGCGCATTGTTGAATCGCCGAGAGGATGACGAATCCCCCCGGCGCGATCACTGTAAATAACACCCCCGGCTTTACGGTAACCAAATTCATCCTTTACCTCCCGAATGATCCGGCTCCTCCGCAGCGACAAACTCCTTCTGAGCGTGGGAGACCAAATTTGATGGGAACGGCTTCGGTTGGTTACCTTCATACTCAGGCTGACTAACCGTATTTGGTGCAACTTTCCCCCATTTACCAGATTGATGACTATTAGCGTGGTTGACTAGATTCGGAGCCAACGAGCTAGCGATCGGCTCACTTCCATCACCGTGGATCGGTTTCATTCCCACTTTGCTCACACTCCTTCACTGCCTTTTCATAGGCGTCTGCGTACTCTGACCAGTTTATATCGAGCAGCCGAGACATCTGCCACTCACTAGCGAGAGCATCGTTATGTTGGTTTTGGAGAACTGATCCGGGGTAGCCGGAAAAGCTATCCGGGTTGTTTTCTAATTCAGGGTGTTGCTGACTGAAGATCTGATCTTTGTCGACATCTTCGGTGGTAATTCCACCGTACCGACAGAGCACCGCCTCATCCATCTCGTGGCGTAAGAGTAGGAAGTTGAAGTAATAATCTTTCAAATCGACACAGCGGATTATCAAATCATCCCCCTCAAACTTCCAATCACCAGGTTCGCCCAGTCGAGCTTCACTGGCAGGAATCGTTTCCAAAATTATCCTCATTGGACTCCCTTCTCCTTCCCCAACCCCAACTCAAATTTAATTTGTTCCTCCATATCGCGGTCGGGAGTCTCCTTCATCGGCTTAAAGCCGAGCACTTTCAGTAGCGCAGGGGTTGGGTGACCGTCGTCGGTGAACGGTTCTTCCCCCGACTGTAACACCGACTCGATGTTTCGAGCCTCGATCCCAGCCGGGAAGAAATCCATCGGGTATTCAAGCACGCGTTTCCGCGCCGCTCTTCCATCCGGAGTTTCCTCCCAAGCTTTACCCAGATCAAGAACAAACTGCGCGTGCGGACTCAATCCATACCCAGCTGGGGAGACAAAAAACCACTTGGAAGCATCCGCTCCAATCCCGTTCATCGCGCTGACGGATGCGTAATTCGTCGCCGCCCACAGCGCCAGAGTCTTCGTCGCCTGTTGGGGATATTCTGCGAATTTGGTAGAACCCCTCCTTAAGAAGTCGAGATAGTTCATCGGCCACATGCCGAACTGTCCGAAGATTCTCCCCGCGCCCGTTCGTAACAGTGTAGGTTGCATACCCCGCCTGTACGGCCACAAAGTAATATCGGTCATCTCGAGAGCGATTTGCTTTGCTGCCTCCTGGGGGGCGGTAGTATGAATTAAGTCGACCATCCGATTCGCTACCGCCTTGTCGTTGAACCATAAATGGGTGCGATCCTTTATCAGTTCATCGAGAGTAATCTTTCCAGATTTATAGTCTGTAATCCCGTCGAGTGCGTCAAGATACTCCCCATAAAACCCAACAGCTCGTCCGACATTATGTCCACCACGTGAAGGAGATAGTAATTTTTGGGCCAGTTTGGTGATTCGATCTGTGCTAGCACCAGGTGGTAGTTCGGAGAAGATATCTCCATAAAGGTCTCCCATATTCTTTCTGCCCAGCAAAGCTCCCGACTCTTCCGCTAGCTTAAACCCGTTCTGGGCGAAGTAGGTCAGGCCACGCATAAACCGAGAAGGTCCCAACACCGGCATGGTGGTTGTAAACACTTGAAGCGCATCTCTCACCGGAATGCTGGCGCGGAGCCCCAAGCCGGCGGCATACGACCAAACCAGCAGCTTGTTGATGATCGCGCCCGGGTACTGGAACTCAGTCGGCAGCTGAGCCCAGTCTGGGAGAGTTTTATTCATCTGCTTGGCTCTCTCTCCCAAAAAACGTTGGAAATCTGACACCGACTGTTTCATCACCTGACTTGTAACATCAGGTATGCCAGACATATAACGAAGATAGTTATCAAGAGGATACCGCATGTTTCCAAGAATGTAGCTCCCGTCTCTCGACTTCTTATCAACAAGACTCCTCAATTCTCTCATCGGCTTTTCCAACTTCTGCATTCGAGCTTCGCGGATGAGGGTATCCATAAAACTACCTAGGTGTCGGTTTTTCGGATCTAGCTTTCCCGTCGCCATCAACCGCTCGAAGGTTGACATGTCACGGAGTTCTTTACGAGTTCCACCGCTATAGACCATCTCGGTGTTGTAGTTGTGACCGCGCAAACGGGGTAATTCATCGCGCAGGTAGTTAAACGGGTTGATCCCGGTACGGTCACGGAATTCCTGCATCCAGTTGTTCAGCCCGGCGACTTTATTTAAATCTTCATCGTTCAGTTTTAACTTCTCCCCCATCTGCTTCCAATAACGGGGTTCGGTCATCAAGACTTCCATATAATCGTATTGCTTTTTGCCAGCGCCTTCCAACAACCCAGCCGCTTTGTCGTAGAGATCGTGAGCTTCAGTTTCATACGCTCGATCAGCCTCCGACAGGTCCTTCCAACGATCGAAGATCGGCAAATTACGTCCTGCCTTCGACAACGCCGCGTTAACCCGCGAATCCAAGTCCGCTACCCATGGTTGCATCGGGCGGAACAACCCTGAGATCGCTGTCCAACCTTTCCAGCGGGTGTCAGGCGGAGTATCCATCGGGCCTGGATCCTTTACCGCAGACCCACCGCGCGGAGTGAAGGGTCCCCTGATCCCCCTCATCTCCGCTTCGGTGGAGATCGACGGTGCGATGGAACTACCGTCGGAGTCGTGGATAATAGTAGCTAAATCCTCAAACGCTGACGCCATCTGAATTTTACCGTCAGTTCCCATCACCTTCCAGACGTTGGTTTCGGGGTCATGCCAAGCGTCGGATAACATGTTTTTGATCTGATCCCGCATTTCAAATGTGCGGGCGTCGGAGCTGCGTAACAGAAGATCCTTCATCTTCCGTTGAACCACCCTCGCGGGAGCGTACCAATCGGAACCGCGGGCGGCGGTTAACAACGAGTCAGCAACGTTATTAACCATCTTTAAAACCGTTTCGGTGGAGGTATCGAGTGCGACGATTCGAGAAAGGTATTCGTTGTTACCGGTCCTGATTGCTGATGCCGCATGAACAAACGCTTCCTCGTTTAACATCCCATCCGGCAAATCTTTATAAGCTCCCAACCCCTTCAACTCCTGCCCAATCTCAAACATCGTACCGAAGTTTTCGGGGGTAATTGAATCGTGGTAGCCTTGGATGATCGGAGTCCCATCGGTAATATGAAACTTATCAACGTGAAGGTTTTCATGATAAACATGCATCCGATCGATCCCGGGGCTGTAAACGATTGCGGGGACACCTTTCGGCCCCCCAAACTCAGGAAGATCTTTAACAAACTTATCGGTATCTCCCGGATCCAACACAAACGCTTCAACACCCGGACTCGAAAGGTCTTGCAACCGTTCGTTGGAAGTCTTTAACGCAACTCTTCGTTGGGTTTGTCCAATTTCGAAACTGTCGAAGAGGATGGTTTCTAACCCGTTTTTCCCCATTCTTACATGAACTGATTCCGAGTCAGGGATTCGAATATCCGCGATCGGTTGGAGTTTATTTCCAATCCCCAATTCCTCAAACCGACCTTTTGGTGGTTCCTTCGCGACGATCTCTTCGAGCCGATTCTTCTCGATCTCGTGTTCGCGACCGGTAACTTCAGGAGTTAGATCCTCACCCAATTCAGGCTCTCGGATCCATTCAACTGGAATCACATCCTTCAGATCCCAGTTCGATAACTGTTGAGCAATCGTTTCCTTCGACTTCATGGGGGTGGCTGGATCCCACAATTTATCGATCTGCTGAACCACCTGTTGACGAGCTCCTTTGGAAAGCGGATAATTTTCCTCATCCAACAGTTCAAACGACTTGGCCTGTAAATCGGCGTACGAAGGTCGCTTTGGCTGCGCTGATTCAACCACTACGCTGTCGCTAGTTGCCGGATCCGCTTTAACGTTTGAAAGCGTGAGATCCGCAGCCACCGCGGGCGCATGATTCTCCTCCGTCCGAATTACCTTAGCGCCTTTAAAACTTTCTTCGGTCTCGTTAGCGATCGTCCCCATAAACTTCTGAGCATCCGACCAACTATCGGGGTGGAAGTGAATTCCCTCTACCTTCCCTCCGGTCTTAAGATATGACTGTACCTCGCGAAGAGCCTTCCCCTCCGCGCCTGAACCGACCTTGACAATTTGTGGTGCTCCGCTAGCGTCGGTGAGGAGAACATTAACGCCTTTAATGTTGGGGTTTTCCTGAACGACTTTCGGGCGAGGTTCAGAAGCAACCGCTTTAGCGCTTTTGTTGATTTCCTCCGCGACCGCATGATCGATTTCAGGGGGAGCCTCTCCTTCCATTGCTCTGGCTACGATTTTA